GTCACCAGGTCGCTGTAGCTCTTTCCGCCGTACTTGCTCACGTCGATCGTGTCGTAATTGGCCGAATCATCCACCAGCCACCGGCCACCTATAAACTCATACCAAACACCGGAAAAGAGTCGTTTTTCGCCTTCATTTGCAGTAGCTGATTGTGGCTCATCCAGTGAAAGCAGCTCCCAATTAATGCGGCTGTCGAATTTCTTCGCCAGCGCGATTTTTATGGCCGCGCCGTCAACCATCCCATTAGCCTTAACAACCAGGCGAGAGAACTTATCCTTGCCGACCTTGGACATTTCACCGTGAATGTAACGCCGGCCATCGAGATCAAACCATTTCCCTTTAATGAACGTATCCCAAAGAACGTTAGCTTCACGCAGCACGTTCTCTTTTTCCTGCATTATGCGTTCGGTCATTTCCTGCGAATGCTTTCGGAGCACCCACACATCGACAACCGTCGCCGTTCCACTGTTTTCGAACGTGCCTGACGGCAGGCGGTGTGCCCCTAAAAACTCGGCTTTCCGGGATACTTTCTCTCTGAGTTTTGCTTCGGAAGCGTTATGCGTAAGGCCGTTCGGAACGATTAGGCAGATAAGCCCGCCGTAGCGCACCTTATCGATCGGACGTAACACAAAGTAGCCGGCTAGGGACTCATCTTTGTAAACCGTATCGAGTTCGGCGAATTTGCCACGGCTCTGGCCGAACGGCACATTGCCAACGCAGTGATCGAAGGTGTGATCTGGCGTACTACTTGCCAAGGACTCAAACGCTCCAATATTCACGTTATCTTCAGGGTGAAGTAAGCGGTTTATCCGACCTGACGTATCGCTGATCTCGGCAGACTGCATAATCACACCGGTGGGCTTCGTTTCTTGAAAAACACCTGTACCAGCCGCTGGTTCAAGCCCAATACCACCAGCAACGCCATATGCAGCCAACAGATCCCAAATACCCTCAGCTACCGGCTGCGGAGTGTAATATTCGTACTCGCTACCACCGATCCCGCCCTCGCCGGTGTACCCCGCCAGCGTTTTTCGCTGTTCGTCCGTTAATTTGTCTCCGTCCTGAAGTCTGTTTAACAGCATCAGTGCTGCTTCGTTCGCGCTCTTTCGTTCGCGGTCAATACTCACTCCCTGGTGCTTCTCTACGCCAAATGCGACTGGCTTGTACCGCATCCCCAGCGCGCGGATGACACGGACAATCTGCCGGATCGTAGTAACAGGCTGGATCGCGGGAATAATTTCAGCGCGATTGTTTTCTGTGCTCAAGCTGGCTCTCCAAAAACTCACATAGGTTAGGGTGGCGGCACTGACCCTAAACCTTGTGAGTTTTTATCCGTGAAGAAGCCTTCGAAGATGAACCCCGTAAACCTACTGCGCCGTATGATGGGGGGTTATGATGCCGGGGATAGCATCTCCAATGTAATCGCCAGCGGCGGCGGCCGGAATATCGTTTCTCGAACACTTCTGCCGACTGTCATCGATGATCGAGAAACGGGCCTTTCTACGGCAGGTGATACTGTCGTCGCTGGTTCAGTTCTCCCCAGTGATCGATTATCCCGCTATACCATTTTTGACCAGATGGCTCGCTCTCCAACCCTATCTGCGGCACTTAACATTCATGTGTCCCATGCGCTGGCGCAGGATAAAAAAAGTGGGATGTGTTTCAACCTGGCGCCCATTGAAGCGACCGATAAAGAAACTGCCGGGCGGTGTAATGAGATCATGAATGACCTGGGGGATATGCTTAACTCAGGCCTTCCATCATGGGCGCTGAATATGGCTATTTATGGCGTAAGCTACATTAGACCTTACGCTAAAGAGCGAAAAGGGATTACAAGCTTGGAATCCAGCTATTACACGCTGCCTCACTTCACAACAGAGTACGAGCGCGGTGGCGAGTTAGCTGGCTTCTCCGGGGATTACTTTGTCGACCCGCTGACGAACCAGCGGGTATTAGCAAAACCGTGGGAATTGGTAGCAATGAAAGTGCCATACTGGACGCCGGACATTAACAACCGTCCTATGAATACCGGTACGGTAGGATATTCATTGCTGAGTGACCCTTCACAACGACCGCTGATTGAGACTCAAAACTATGGCACCTCTTTCCTTGAATACAGCTATGAGTCTTTCGTCAACTTATGTGACGCATTGCGAGCGCTAAAGGCCACAAGGAACAATGCCGCAAAAATAGACAGGCTGATAGCCTTGTCGACCAACCAGCTTGATCCAGTCAATGCAGCAGCACATGCACGTAACGTTGGGCAATCACTGAAACGAAGCTCTGAAGAGATTATGCGCGCCTCTCGCAACAGCAATGTAATGCCGACAGTCTATAACCATATCGTTCCTGTTATGGGCGAGGGAAAAGGCGGCATAACAATCGACACACAGTTCATACCAGCAGATATTACTGGAATAGAAGACGTCATGTTCCACCTACGACAGTTGTGCTCTACTGTCGGTGTCGACGCCACTATGCTTGGATGGGCTGATCAAATGGCTGGTGGACTCGGTGATGGCGGCTGGCAGCAGACAGCAATACAGTCCGCGCAAAGGAGTTACTGGATCAGGCAAGCCGCAGCCTCTTTCCTTTACCGAACGTTCGACATTCATTGTGCCTACAAATATGGCAAGGTCTATCAGCACAATAATCGCCCCTTCCGTGTTGAATTCAACTCTGTGAACACAGCGCTTCAGGCAGAAGCCAACCGCGAGCAAGAAAGCAGAGCGAACTACGTGTCGGTTGTCGTCAGTATTCTTGACGCAGTTCAAAACAACGCGCGCCTTGCTAGTTCGCCGGCATTGATGAACCTGCTGTTCTCTGAAATGCTCCAGATGAACAATGATACCATCTCGAAAATCTACCAGGAACTATCTAGCACCAAGCAAGAGGACTCGATGATGGAGAGTGCAGGCTGGAGTAACTCTGGCTTGGATGAGCTTTCAAGGGAGGATTTACTGAGCATTTTCAAAGGCGTCATGGAGTCATAACTCCAACTGAAAGGCCGCTTAAATCGCGGCCTTTCACAAGATCACATATTTATAACGTATGAATTATGAATTATGAATTATTCGAACCGAAACTAATAATACAATGTATGATTAAGGCCTGCATCGTGTTAAAACTGGATCATGACTATCAACACCGTTCGCTATAGCCATTTCCCGGTAACTATCAAAGAGTTCAATCCCGCCATCCTCAACTTCGGGAATCTCACCCCGTATGTAGCCCAGGCGAACAACTAAATTGTGGTCAGCACCACGCAATAGGAATCCCGCACACTTAGCACTATTTTCTACCCCGCTATCGTGACAAGCAAACACGCTGGTCGCCTGGTCATAGCTTGTTCTGGCTGAGTGTCGAAACGCCTCTGGCGGAAACTCTCCTACAGCATCCTTTCTCCAAGGGCACTTAGGGCATGGCTTGCGGCGGCAAGACTTCCCGCCGCCCTTGACCGTCACCACCTGGTGCTCATTGCCAGCAGAGCGAGTTTCAATAATTTCTGGTTTGTTAGGCATCATATTCCCAAGGTTCTATTTCGTCGATTGAACGACGATGATGTTAATCTAATTAACTATTAGATTAAAGACAATATCCAGTCTTAACTCACTTCGGATAACGTTTCCCGTCGCACTGAGCATCACTCATAACCAAGGGGGAACTATGCCCACACAAGCACTGCGAACTGTTACTGACCGATTTTCCCTTGTCGATAACATTCGCAAACATACTGCACACAATGGCCGCAACTACCTGATGAGTGCGATCCGCGCAACCATTAGCTCACCTGAAGTGCAAGAACGTATCAAATTAGGCGAAATGTATGGGTATTACAGCCATACCAATCGGGCCTTGTATCATAAAGAAACGGGCAATCTCGACCTGCCGGAAGTCTGTTATGTCACCATCGACGGCAAACCTGTCATGTTGAAAAACGTGCCGTCAAACAGAACATTAGCGATCAGTATTGATGATGAGGGTATCGTAGAACATACACAGGAAATTTTAGACACTGAGCCAGGTCATATTGTCAATGGTATGGAACGGTCAATGGCGGGAGGCTGGAGCTGGGCTACTGGTGGTAGCGACACTGCAATTTCACGCGTAACTAGTTTCCACGGTTTTGACTATGTAACTACACCGAATTACATCAGCCTTAATCGAAAAGCAGCAATGCTTGAGAGCGTGTCCGATATGCACGCCTGGCGTCTGGAAGAGTTAATCAAGTCTGGTTACACAGAAAAAGGTGCCTCCGATATCCTGAAGCATTTTGACCAGATGCAGTCTCACGAAATGATGTTTGAATCAGCACAAAGAAACGTTCATCTACAAAGCGACCTTCTTATCATGCAAGGTCAGATGATGGAGTTAGAGGATAAAATTCGACAAAGTGATACGGCATTGGGTGAAGCGAATCTCGAACGGAACCGCCGCGGCGCTATGTTAGAAACGGCAATCAGAACGCTGCCGATTTTCCTAAGCGAAGAACAGAAAATGGCTCTATTGCGCTTGAATTCCGATGACGACCTGAAAACAGTAAATGCTATGTTCGAGTCCATAGCAGCCGGAAACCTTAACTCTCTACCTATTGGTAACAATGCACTCCGAGAAGCGGCACCAGCCTCCAGGTCTAAAATTGGCGAAGTTCCTCCAATTCTCCCCAATGGTTTTAAATCCTTCCTATAAAAAACCATATCCCCTGATCACACGATCAGGGGTTTTCCCCACCACACTGTATTTCCATACAGCAACCGGACAATAACCGGCCAAAAGATTGCGTAAAACTAATTAATGGTTTGTGTTTTACAGGGATCAACTCTTATCATCCGAACAACGGATCGAAAAAGGATCGTTAGGTGGTTCTTCTCACTGAAGGCGATTAACGAAGTTTGAGCTTTTAACAGGCGAAAAAAAACGCCAGCTTCTAACTGACGTCCTTTTTGTAAATCATGCTGATAAGTTTTGACGAACTTCACCAGCTAACTATTTCTTTGTCCTGGCGGTTAAAGAAACAGGTAATCAAGGCAACTAAGCAATGACACCGGATGTAATTTTATCCCAGCAGATCGCTGGTAGCAACTCTGCACGCCCAAAAAATACTCAGGAACATGCAAAAAAGCCAGTGCTCGCGCGGAACCCCTTCGTGCGTGGCGAAAATGTAACCGGAATGGCGTTGGAGTTTTTTATTCGTCATCTTAATAAGGCTTTACTTCCACGCGCTGCCTGTGACTTTCTATCAAAAATTTGCAATGTCGCCGCAGCTTCGGATGCATATCGTCTCTTCTACAGCAAAAGCACTATGGCCGAGAAATCGGGCGTGTCTACCCGTACTGTCCAACGATACATGCGTGTCATCGAGGCCAGCGGGATCATGACACGTACAGTAGTCAGTGACAGTATTAAAGGCCACCAGCCCAACCTTTACACCTTTACACAGGAATTCATCTCAGCCGTCCGTGTTTTCTTTACCGTTCACTTGGGTGAGAGCCGCATTAAAAACATCAGGAAGATTCCTCATAGTGATTTGCAAAAATTCGTTGAGCTAGCTCTTTCCCCTCTACGCGGGATAATTCATAAAGTATCGAAAATAAAAGACATTTGTTCAACATCAGATAAGAACCCCATAGGACAAAATGCCCCCTCACCCAAAGGACAAAGTGACCTACAAAAAGAAGTATACCCCTTGGGAAAAGCAGAAGATAAAAACCTTGTTCGTGCCTGCGGCCCAAACACGGGAATTTCTTTGCAGGAGAAAAACATAACCGGAATAGCCCGTCGCGCTATCACTAACGCTGAGCTTGTAGCAACTCGAGTCAAACGTGAGGCTGAAGCAGCTACCATAACAAAAGCAGCACATGCACGCCGTGAACGCGCCACGTTCTTACAGAACCGAAACAGAAGCCACACCCTGAGCACTCAAACTCAGTACAACCATTCGAGGATCATCGTTGAAGGAAAACGCTTTGATGAGGCTTTAGCACGTTCAAAAGCAGGGGCGCTCAAAGACAAAGCCAAAATAAGCACTCACCTGAACACCCTGAAAGCTATGTTTGGGAGAAAACCTGCCTTGGTATAGGTACTGTATAAAAACACACTTCCATTAGGATTCGTGACGGCACTTTGCCTGCACAATAAGTGGGAGTTACCAATGAATCAAAACCGCCGCGCATTTTTCGACGTAATCGCGTTTTCTGAAGGCACAAGCACTCACGTGCTCACGAAAAATGATGGCTATGATGTAATCGTTACTGGATTAGACTTAAAACCAGAGGTGTTCACTGATTATAGCGATCACCCATTCGCTAACGGGCGTCCGGCCAAAGTGTTTAACAAAAAAGGCGAGAGATCTTCGGCTTCCGGTCGATACCAACTCCTGTATCGCTGGTGGAAGCCATACAAGGTACAGCTCAATTTAAAAGACTTTTCACCGGCCAGCCAAGAAGCTGTCGCTCTCCAGCAGATCAGAGAGCGAGGAGCGCTAGCGGATATAGATGCGGGCCGGATAGCTACAGCCATCCACAAATGCAGAGCAACATGGGCTTCATTCCCTGGCGCCAATTATGACGGCCAGAAAATGCATAGCCTTGATACGTTGTTGAATGCCTACGTTCGCTTTGGTGGGACACTAACCGAGTAATCTGATGGGGAGTCGCGCCCCCTTATTAATACATAATATGGTTAAGAGCTAAGCTATCACGCCAAAAATCTCACCTTCCCTATTGCCTATCCGCGCCCTTACCAATAGTATTGTTTCAAATATCTAATAGATAATTAGGTTTTAAATTGTCGATTAAAAAGAGTGTATCAACACGCATTTTTGAGATATCGAAAACGAGCGAAGTCCACGGCCCTCTACTGCGCCAAGCATTTGAAGTGATAGAGGTTCAAAAATACCTGCTCACCATAGTGCTCGAGATCAGTAAGAAAGCAGGATACAAGGGGAATTCAGTGGCAAAGGCTGTTGAGTTTCTTCGGGAAAAAAATAATGGAGAGGGGCCAAAGGAATGACTGTCGCTGATACAGTGGAAATCAATAAATCTCGCAATTACTGGCTGTCGAAAGGCTTCAAAAAGACTATTGAGGGTACATTAATTCGACCAGACATGCTGATCACTCGCTCAGGAAAAAGCTGGAAGGCTACTGACCTAATCAAAAATACCACCTATCGCCACGCCAGCCTTCTGGTGGTTCTACAAAAGAATTTTTAACCCTGAGCATCCACAATTGAAAACGGCCCCTTCTGGGGCCGTTCGTGCAATATTTCGAGGGTTAATATTCAACTAACTCGTCGGCTAGCTCCTGCTCCCGCGCGTGCTCATCATCAAATAAGCTTTTAGTCTCATCGTCCATAGCCACCTCAAAACCGATAACTTTCAACGTATTCACCAGCTCGTAAAGTGAAGCCCCTTCTGTGGAACGCACATATCCCATGACCGGGTTCAGATGCGCAAATTCCACTTCATCCACCAGCTCTGATCTACTGATGGCACCAAAAACGTCAAAAGGTGCCGGCATTTCGATGCTGTCACAGCCAAATTGGATCACCCCTTCCCGTCCATCAAAAATGATAGTTACGTTAAGCATTGTGTTCCCCTTTAATCAAACCGATCACAAAATCCAGAATCGCATCGCCATTAAGTATCGAATTACCGGCATAACGCGGCTCATAGAAGCATTGAAAGGCCATAGAGAATATTTCGGTTGAACGTGTATCTTCGATGGTTTTGGAGCCATACAGGCGCCCCATGTAAGGGTCACTCAGGTTTAAATTGGCAGCGATTTCGCTCCTGCCAAGATCCAGAAGGCCGGCTTCTCCACCAGAAGCCATAAATGCTTTTGCCTTTGCCAGTCGATCGGGATGGCTATACTCGAAGTGATGCCCCACTTCATGCCACAACACCCCAAGGTCAGAACTGGCGCCAAGGATTAGAGAGCCATCGTTCACGCAGGCGGCCGCCCTGGTACGCTCGAGATACTTAATTTCCTTTAGGGTTGATATCCCGCCTCTACATAAACGATAAATGTCGTTGAGAGCATTAAAAAATGCACCTTCGCCATGCTTATCATCTATCGTATCAATGGCCTTTTTGTGGATCTTTATTCCCTTAATCCAGTCATTGGCATCCTCTTCAGTAACGTCCGACTCGCTGATGATTTCCTGCGCCAATGCGCGAGCGCGGTCGCATAGGTTCACTATCGCTTGTTGGTGATTCTCTGCTGCATCAGCCATTTCATTGATAATCTCACTTACTAACGAACTACTCTGACTGTGTTTTTCAGCAATATCGCGGATCTCTTCGGGGTCATATCGCTCAAGCCAGTTCGAAACAGATTTGCGGCGACCATATGTTTGCCCAAAGTTTAGTGTTGGCCCGGACAAATCCACAGCATGGAACGCAGGGAAAGCCGCGCGCAATGAATACGGCAGCTTCTCAACAACCGCTTTATCACTATCTTGTAGTGAATCGATTTTCGCCTTAACCCTTGATAAATACCCCGTGTAACGCTTCTTAGTACCTTCGGCTTCAGCAGTCACATCCCCATACTTCATCAGTTCCCTACCACGATCTACGTCATACATGACGGCCACACTGGCACCGGTAGCGCTCAATGTGCTCTGCCCTTTATCGCTCGATGCAGCGATGATCGCCTTATATACCGATGCTGGCTGATATTCTGGCAACATAATACCCATAGCAGACATATAGCCTTGCGTCAGAATCCGAGAGCGCCCAATAACTTTGCTGATCACAGGGTAGGCTTCGCGCGCAGCTGCTATCACCTCGGTTCGCTCAACTTCATCAGCCATTACAAGCTTGATCGCATAATGGAGCTGGAAAATTTGGCCGGAGTTAAAAAGAGCAGACCAATCTGGCTGTTTGAACATGTGGGCATTACGAATTAATGGATGAAGGGTATAAAGGCTCGCCCGGCCATACCGATCAGTAAACGTTTCAATTTTCTTCCCAAGGATGCTTGCAGTTAAGGCCTGGTATCGCTTCAAAGCAGCTGAATCATTGAGGCTGGTCATCGTCAGTGTTTTTATCGCCGCGTTCACAGCGGCGGCTAACGTTGATAAAGAGCCGCTTCCATCAAACGTCAATGCCTCAATAATGCGCTTCATACCCTGTACACTGCTTGCATTACGCAACACCGGGAGCACGGCATCACCACGCTTTTTTGTCGATTCAAAAAGCGCCCCCGTTAACCCCTTGCCACCTTCGAGCTGCATCTGATTAGATACCATTTGCAAGACCTCTTGGAGTGACACACTGCCGCCGCCGAACATATCCCCCATAGCCTGCTGCTGGTGGAGCAACTCATCATTGATACGTTCCGCCATCAGCTTAAAGGCTTGGCCCATACGTTTAGCTGACCTGTTGTTGTCCACAATGAATAGAGCCAAAGCTTTAGCTTCATCCGTCGCCTCTTCAAACATGCCCACTTGCGCTATAACATCCTGGATATGTTGCCCGGACTCTTTAGAACGACGCACCAGATCTATTGCATCTTTCAACGCGCCCAGGGCGCGCTTATCAAGGGACGTAACTTCGCTGGCCCCTTCCAACAGAGAGCCGACCGTTTCTCTGTGCACATCACCTGAGAGCATAACCATTTCCGCAAAATCACTGGCGGCAGAATTGAGAGCAGTCAACACGTTGCGCATTTCCGGATCAGGCTCTTCGGATACCATTTTCACTAATCGGCTATCTTTATAGGCCTTGGCGAAAATACTGTTTTGCATCCTATCGATAAGCTGTCTTGTTGGCCGGCCGTCTTCAGTTAACAAGCCGGCCGCCGCCGTCGCACCGATCTCTTCCATGAATGCCTTCACAAAGGGCGCGTTAGATTGAGATAACAAATCGCCGCTCCCCGATGGGGCAAAGAGCTGCATCATCGCTGGTGTAATGCTTTCTGCGTCTACAAAGGCCTTTTCGCTGGCAGACATTTCCTGTAGGTCAGATAGGTTCGAGTCTTTTGCGAATTTTACCCGGTCGACGTCGGTTAAACGTCGACGGACTAAGATAGGCCTTTCCATCTGTTCTATATCTCTAGCCCGGACACCGTAATCACGTGCATGCTTTATAAGAAACGAGCGATAGTCGTCTGCACGCCCCTCGGCATATGCCCTAATAATCCCCATGCTACGGCCGTTCCCCGACTCCACAGCATTATCCTCACCAATGATCGGCGCGCCGTGACTTGATAACCCGGAATCAGTAAGTTGAGCCGGCCTTAATGACCGAGAAATATTATTAACTTGGAGTTTACTGGAGAAACGGGTGCGATCTCGCGGCTGGAGTTCTTGCGGGTAAGCCTCGTTTATGCGGCCATCGAGATGATTGGATACCAGAAGCATTGAAGCATCAACCACCTCAAACTGAGTTTTAACCTCTTCACCTTTTGCGGTAACAACATAAGATTTGCGACCGCTCCCCAAGGCCTTACGTATTACCTCCACCAGCGCTTTAATGCTGGCTGTGTTTTGAATTTTTTCTATAACTGTTTGCATTGTCATATCCGAAAAAAGACCCGCTTTCACACGGGCCAAGCGCATGAATTAAGCCGCTTCAGGGTGATTCTGTCGTACCCAGTTTGAGGCACCTATTTGCACATCTTCAAAACTCAGGTGCTCACCCACATAAATGGTCAGATCATCCAAGACGTTAATGAACTCATCCTTGTCTGACTGATTAAATTTCCCACTCAAGAAATCGACAACTACTTGGGGTTGGTCGTCATTGTCATTATCGGGAGCGGTTGCCTCAGGGGCTGGGGCTGGCTTCGTGCCACCATACCCGAGCTTGACCATCACCTCATCGATACGGTCGTCATAATCAAGTTTCTCAAGCCCCTTGGCCCCGGCCGACTTGCGCATCAGTTCATCCAACTGATCCGCCAGGTCAAGTCGCTCTATTGCTGACAAAATCATACGGTAGCCCCCTCACGCTGGATGGCGACTAACAAATCTGACAAATGCTGCGCTACGTCGTTTACCAAGCTTTCATGCTCGTCATAAATACCGGCATTTGCCAGAGCACCAACTGCCTGACGAGTGTTGCCTCGTGCATCTCGGATCTCATCCATATCACTCGTTTGCAGTGATAAAGTTGCCTTCAAAAACTCAACGGCTTTGTTCGCGATGGTATCCACTTCATTTTCAGGCGGGGTTAAAACTGGTGGGGGTTCTACTGCCGAAGAAGGCGGAATGTCCAATTCTGGTGAAGAAATTGGGGCGTCATGAGCTTTTATCTCAGATGATGCTAGCAGTGTAGCTGGTGGTACTTCATTGAAAATGGTTTCTAGCACCCCTTCAGCACTCTTACGTTGGGCAAGGCCGACAGTACGCAGGTTCTTTACAATCGTTCCCAGTGAAAGGCTATCTGGAAGTTCACTCGCATTAGCCCCGGTTCGAGTTAAATAGTTGCGTAAAAAGTCCTGACTGGTTGCATGTGGTTCTCTACCTTTCAGCTGACCGATTAACGGTTTCAGAAGTTCTATGTTCGAAAAGGCCTCCTTCTCATCCTGGCTGTATTGAAAATCTACCAGTTCATAATCAGCCACCTTGTCCGCACTGAGTGGAGTGCTGTATACGGCAACACCATAACGAATGTCATTAGCCCCGATTACACGCTCAGTTTTAATTCCTGAAGCACTAAAACTCTCGGGATCATACGTATTCACCGCTCCGCCCGGCCGCCAATTTGGTCGAGCTTTCAAGCCATAATAATAAAGCGTGCCAAGGTGTGAGGAAGTCGTATCCGTATCATCATCGGCTGCTGCTACTGTGGGCGTAATTGCCGGCTGCTCGACCTCTTCAGCCACCGAGATGGCTTCAAATCCTGCTTTTGTTAGAACTTGCCCATCCTTCACAAATACGTAAATTCCTTGCAGGCCAGAGATGCGGAAATAGGTATATTGATATCCCGCCGTTTTAGCGGCTTTGTATTTGTTTTTATAGGCAACGGCTTCGGGGGAAGGGCCAATCCCGTTAACGGTGATCGAACCAGAAAACGAGATATGGTCGCCGTTACTTTGTGAATACCAGATTGGGTTATCGCCGGATACCGCTGCTTTTTTTAAAGTAGGATTCATCGCACCGGTTTGAATACTTGCCAGTGGCACGGTATAGCCGCCAGAAATGGCAGCAGTTGCACCCGTGGAAACGTCCAGTTCAGGCATTGGGCTTTGCATCTGAGCTTTTTTTGCCTTCAGTGACTCGATTGCAGAACTTAAGCGCTCATTTTCTGAGGTCTGCCGGCTAATACTGGCACTGTACTCTTCAATTTGAGCATCGATATCCGCCATTTGTGGCGCCATCTCATCAGCTTTGGCCATTTCATCAATTGCAAGGCTTTCAAGCTTTTCAGCTTCAAATTCCGCTGATTCAGCATCCAGTTTCAGCTTGTTGTGCTTGTCGCGGCTTTTTGAAAATTTCGAGCTGTTTTTTTCGATCAGATTTGAGAGCGTCTGAGCTGTTTGGTTTAGGGACATATCGCGCCCACCGATCGGCGCCACAACATGAGTAACATCCCGTTTATTCAGAAGAAACTTAAAGGCGACAAGAACGTCTTGAGCTTTCAGCTTAACGTCGGCGGTTGGGCTGTGGAACAAGAGGGAAACGCTCTGACCGTCAGTGAGCGGTATCTTTGCGGCCATAACTGGGATGCCGGCGACCTTTCGAACATTCCCTATTTCGGCGCCACCAGCTGTACTGACGCCAGTATCATCGGTTCCCGCCTCATCTGTGCCGGCTTTTATCCCCGTCCCATTTAAGCCTGAATTGAGCACACGAACAAAGGCACGCATGGTTTGTGATAAACGGTTCTTCGTGGTGCTAATGGCTTCAAACATCGCCGTTCTGTGCGGATCAGTGAGGTGATCACCAATGAACGCAGACTCAACCTCTTCGACAGTAACGCTTTCAAGCATTAAATCTTCACCACCGCCCTCATTCAGAGAAGCATATTCCGCATCGGTTACTTGCCGTACATCATAGTCACCGCGATCGACGATCAGTACGCCATTCATTGGATGATATGGATTACTCATGCCGCTACCTCACGTTTTAGAGTCTCAAATTCAGTTTTCAGTTTGCGGCCTTGAGCTTGCTCAGCGCGAAGTTGGTTCTTCAAGGCCTCGGCCCTGGCACGCTTAACCTGTAAATCATTGCCTCGCTTAAGCGTAACTGCCTGCGCAGAAGCAATTTTTTGCTTGGCGGCATCGATACGACCATTTTGTTCAGCTAGTCGTTGCGCATTAGATTTAAGGCCGTTTTTTTGGCGAGGGGTTTCCACTCGACCAGCTTTAGCCAGCTTTCGGGCAAGTGATTTGGCAAAAGCTTGGGCATTAGAGGAAATGGCGACGGCGATGATTTTCGCGAGTGCATCGAGGTCTTTGGCGCCGGTAAATGGAACAGACTTTTTATTCAGTGAAATGGAGGAGATATCACCCGAATCATTAACCTGAACGGACACCTCTTGCTCGTCCAAAGCTTTCAGGCCAAAGGTACGGATACGCACCCCGTCTTTCTTCCGCGCAGTGCCGGCAGGGACAACCTTGACGATCTCTGCGCCGGCTTTAGTCACGGCTTTTTTAAGCGGTTCCAGGCCTTTCTCATTGAGATTATTGAAGTCTAGGACATGGTATGTCTGCCCGTTCTTCGAAAACAGATTAGCGGGCATATGGCGCCACCTTATCAGCAGGAATATCGAACACTTTCGTAACCACTGACTGGACAGGGAAAAGGCGGTAGAGTGGATTAATCCGGCTGTCGCCGTGGGTCATTCGCACAACCAGCTCCCAATTGCCTGACTTCAGATAACGACGATTAAAGAACAGGAATTCTCGGGTTAAACCCTTATCAGAAATGAACAATGACCGGGCTTTGCCGGTAATCACCGTAGTAGGGTCTTTTTTATCTCGAAGGCAGTATTCAACTCGTGCCCCCTTCACATTGCGGCAAGTAGTAAGGAAACTCACCGGAAAACGGATCACCTCATCAATGTATTCTTCTGATCCGGTATCTTGCACGATTGCCTTTCTACGCTTAAACAGAAAGCGGTCTGCCAGTGCGGCCGCAACAACCAGCGCCAGGCACGTTTCACTGATCATCTAAATCCCCTTTTTAATAAAAATGCTTTGTAGTGCGGCTAAAAACTTCTCTTTCGCCACGGTTACGGTTTCTCGTCCGTTATTGCTCGCTACCAGAACTGCCAGGAGCAAGAGGGGTTCTTCCCAGCGAAGGTGCTCAGCTGAGTAGTAAGCGGTGGCCCCCGATACAAAGCTGATTACCAGCTCAGTAAAAAGATTGAACCAATCCCGCTTAATCCTTTCTTCTCGCACCCCCTGGAGGAAAACAGCCAACCCTCCGAGCACTGATAGCAGCACAGCAATAACGAGCGTTTGTGTGCTTGTTGGCACGTATTCCTCCGGCTCTGTTGATGCGAAAACGAGACTAGCAAAAGTGACTTTTCAAACTGCCACGTTGTTTTTTAGGCAAAAAAAAAGCGCCCGGAGGCGCTTGTGTTTACGAGTAGGAATTTTACTTCGGCTCTTCAGGCCAAGTAACATCTGTGCCCTGGGAAGGGTCGATGCGATTAAGCATGACGCGGTATGTTTGCCACGCATTTAGCTTCTCAAGTTCAGCCTCATTAGCAATGCCGAGGGCAACCGCATCCTGTAAAGGTGCCATTGCTTCTGCCGCAGCGGCAAGGCGGAATGATTTTTCAGTCCTAGCTTGAGCCTGAGTTTCTTCAGGCGTATAGACGCGACGCTCAATTTTTACACCGTCAAATACCCAACCTCCATCAATAGTTGCCCTACGATTTGCAGTAGAGTTAACCACTTCCGCCACACTTAACCCTTCCGGCCACAACGTGGATACATCATTATTAGCAGCGATACTTCGAATGATACCTTTTTCGTCATATGCAATTTTAATGGTGTCATCAGAGAATTTACTTTGGCAACCATACCATTCCGTTCCTTCATCAGAAAAGAGGAACATTGCGTTATGTTGATTACGCAATTTAATCTGGTCAGGCGTTTTAGGAGCGCCTATTTTAAAATTCTTAATTATATACATAAATTAACGCCCAATAGTTATCCACTGTCCATTCTTGTAAATTTGTATATAGCTCCAGAATAATGACTCAGCTGAGTAATCAGCATCTCTGTTATCGAAGCCAGTCAATACGGTGTTGCTATGATAGGTATACACACCAGTCGCACCATTTTGCATTTCAGCGCTATACCTGACGTTTTGAATAAAGTTTTGGTTAACCCAATCAACGGTTGCCCGAGCACCAACATCTCGATTGTATGTGCCCCAATCAACACGGTTATTAATATTGTTGTCCCGCGCGTTGAATTGATTGTCTAGCCAATTACTGAGATAGCCACCCCAAATATTTCCACTGGAATTACCATCCGCATGAAAAATCGCACCGCCGGCAACAAGGTTTCCTGGAGAGTAAAATTGCTTGCTATTAGGGTCAAAAATCCATGTCCCTTCTGTATTATCACCCTTTACGTTAATGCATGGTTTTGCAAAACTAGGTGTGCCATCAAGAAGGTACCCAAAACTTACCGCTGATGGATAGCCTTGCCCCTTTCTGTTGCTTCGTCCCTTGATCAGAGGGACATAATGACCACCGCCAGTAACATCCCAATCGAAATTTTCTTGATAGAATGCTGCCTTAGAATCAAGCTGCATACCAAACGAGCCGCTGCCTTCTGGGGCGGCCCCGGATGGAACGCGGTGAGAGGTCGCAGAAAACCAGCTTGTTGATGAGACAGCCCCGGTAAGACTCCCGCCTGATTTTGCTAAATAACGCCCATCGGATTCTGTTTTATTCCAAGCATTAACATCACCAGCCAACAAATTAACATCAGAAGACAATGGTTTACCGTTAACCTTGATAGAGCGTAGCGCGTATTTTTGCGCAGCCTGCGCATCTGTGATGGCGCCTACATCTGCCGCAGTAGGTTTAAACGCCTGCGTATACACACGATCCCAGACCTCAGAAACCCCAGGCGAATCAATACGCATAGACCTGAAGTAAAAGGCACTTTCAGCGCCCGAACCAATAGCCAACTGTGCGTTTCTATGTTCACCTATAGTAAAGGAAACCAAAGTGCCTAAATCAGTTGGATATCCTTTAGAGTTACCAGCAAAGCTTTCGATGGTAAATCCAGGTTTACGCTTAATATCTGTTGATGCATCCAATACCGGGGAACCAGGAAACACTATTTTATTGGCGCCAACATCTCCTTTTACAGTACCACCACTGAGCATCAGATACCGGCCATCAGCCTCTAATTTGCTCCATGCATCAACATCATCTGCTGTCGGCTTGTTACCTGAATGATAAATTTCGTTTGCAATAAATCTGACGCCTTTTTCTGGCTCTTTATCCTGGACTGCAAAAGAATAAACCCAGTTAGACATTTTAACAGATGAACTTACTGAAGTGACAATGTTTTTCGTGAAAGCCCCTACCAGAGCATAAATCTCATATTTATTCGCTGAGACTTCTATCGCCCTAACTTCAGTTATAGCTGGCTGCCCATAATAATGGCTTGTAACTAAGGCACGGTATGGGTCCTTTATTTTAGTTACAGAACCATTATTAGTCCTAACCATTATACGCTGTGATGCATTATTTCTCTCTGATGCGTTATAACCTGAGCCACCAAAAACGTCGATGTTTAAAATAGACCCGAATTGAATAAGATTAGATATAGTCCCAATCAATATCCATGTAGAATTTGCCCCTGTTTCTATTTTTAACTTAGCTATATCCCCATAGCTATCTACTATCTCACCGGTACTTAATGTGCCGATATCTGCTGGTTTTGGTTTATCCAGCTCAGTGTATATTTTTGTCCAACCTTTTTCATATCCGAAGCCATCTCGAGAAGATCGGTATGCTATGCCACCGTTACCATAGTTAAATCGGAAGTCCGCAGAACGAGTGCTTCCGGTACCGCCTAAGTGGAAGTGCAGAACCGAGGTCATTCCCGTCGCTTGCGTACTATAGAATCCTGATGGTGCATTCCATGCAACGTCTACTGACGTCCCGGTCATACCTCGCGCAAAGTAACGTGAATCTGACTCCGCCTTGTTATATGCATCAACATCGCCAGCAAGCAAGTTAATGTCTGACGTCAAAGGATTTCCGTTAACCTTAATGGAACGTAAAGCGTATTTCTGTGCCGCCTGAACATCGGTTAAAGCGCCAACATCAGCAGCCGTAGGCTTGCCGGCAGTTGAATAGTATTGCCCCCATCCGCTAAATGAGCCATTTACATCCGTTGCGGCATAAATTTTATTTCCACTACCGTGCCCGATAAACAGATAGTGCAAAAAGTTTTGGTTCCCTGAAGTGGCCGTTAAATCGCTCAGATTGGTTGTAACATAGAGAGAACCCCAGGCAAGTGGAGTCCATTTACTGTTCTCCGCACTCCACACCCCTGATGATGTTGGTTTGGCATCACCGGTCAATACTCGTGACACACCTTTTTTTGCAGCAAAATTGCACCTAACGTCAGCTGCTAAAACATCATCAGCACTAGGTTTATTTTCTGAATGGTAAAGATTAACAAACGTCGAATACTTACCTGCATCAGCAGAGCGCAACCAAAAATTATTAGTCCCTTTTTCTGATAGCAGCTGCAAGCCCCTATGCTCAGTTGCACTAAAATTCACCAGAGTAGAGTATGCTTGAGTCGGGTAATTCTTGATATTTGGATCATCATATTCAAGCGTCGAAACGCTGAGTCCATGCGCCCAGAGGGCTGGTGAATCAGATAAGGAACGCAAGGGTTGGGTAGGCAATACTGTTGCCCCATCGATGACCAACCTACCCTTCATTGTGTCACCGGCGAGTTTTAAATAGCGGCCATCTGACTCGGTTTTATTCCAAGCGTTAACGTCACCTGCTAATAAGTTAACATCCGATGAAATCGGCTTTCCGTTGATCTTTATAGACCGTAATGCATATTTTTGTGCAGCTTGTGCATCCGTTAAAGCTCCAACATCTGCCGCCGATGGCTTGTTTGACGAAGTATAGATTTGCCCCCATTTAACTCCATTTTCGGGTTTATTAGAGAATCCTATATAGCCAAGTCCCAACCCTGAAATTGCTAGGTAACCGGAAGACGGTGCGGCATCACACGGTAAGCTGATGACGCCTGCCGCTATATTTCCCGTGATAGGTGGTTTATTTGCAGAAGTGGCATTTAAACGATAAATCTGAGCGGTATTACAGTATGCGTCATCGAAATGACGGCCGCCCACACCCAGTCCAAAGGCGCCAACAGCCATTAGTTGACCACCAGCGAGGCCTACATTGCGAGTAGCGGCATCTCCCAACTCGAGATTGCCACGTGCTTTAGCTTTGTCAGGCAGATCTGCGAGATTGCTGGCCTTTGCCAGATATCGTCCATCCGCTTCTGTTTTGTTATACGCATTCACATCGCCTGCCAACAAGTTCACGTCAGAACTCAACGGCTTTCCATTAATTTTAATGGATCTTAGGGCATATTTTTGCGCAGCCTGCGCATCTGTGAGAGCACCAACATCTGCGGCGGTGGGTTTATTGTCCGTTGTGTAAACTTGTGCCCAGTTTTTGATGCTTTCCGGGTTGTCCTCACGTAATGAACGCAACCAAAACTCATTATTTCCAGAACCAACCGCAAATTGAACATTTCGGTACTTGTTGAGCTTAAACGTCATCAAGTTGCCGTAATTACTCTTAGTTAAGGGATAGTTTTTTGATGAATCCCCTAATTGTTCCAGAGTAAAACCATTTGGACGGGTTAAATCACTATTACCATCAAGAGGAGGAGTAGACTCGCTTGGAAAAACCAAGTTTGTTACTCCCAATGGGCCGGACATATTCCCACCAGCAAGTGGAACGAATGATCGACCAGCCTTTACAGTCAGCAATCTACTTTCTCGGGCATCATTAATATCATCAGTCGGTTCATAGGACACTTTTAATGAGAACCGCTTATCAATATTTATGCTGCCAGCCGGCACGCTGGTGGCATTGGCTGCCAAGTTAATACGGCAAACTTCGGCCATGCCATCTAGGATACTTTTTTCATCATTCACAACACGCAGGCTGGCGGCTTTAATTTTGGAATTGGCATCAACTTGATCTGTCGTGATGCCCAGCCCGTACTTTGCTTCCAAAACAACAATATTCAGTTTCCCTGCCGCCAGGGCAACTGTTTGCTCGGTGAGAAGCTGCACGGTGATCTGATAACCATTGATATCTACAGATGCAACACCAGGCTTCGTGCCGTTCGGTTTTACGACGATGTTAAGGCCATTACCAGGAGTGACCGAAAAGCCCTGATATACACCAGCACCAAAGATCCCATATGCCTTTCTGTTAAGTGCAGCTGAGGCATAAGGCTCAAGATACTGAACATCAGCCAGCATGCCTCCGGCTTTTTGCGGGGCAACGATAGTGATGCCACCTGAAGTAGTAATAGCGGTCATTATCCGGCCCTCTGATCGATAGTTAACACAGCAGTAAAGGCCTTCCCACGATATAAAGTATCTTGCTGGCAACAAAGAACAGCGAAGGCTTTTCCATCACTATCAATCAGCATCATAGTGTTAAAGTTGTAAGGCGTATCAGCTGGGAGCAATGAATCCTGTAACGTCGCGTTGATAGTGATCAGGCCTTCTTTAGCAGTACAAACGAGGTTGCACTCGGCAAACTTGTTCTTCAGATCACTCAAAGAATATGTCGACGGTATGTTCGCAATATTCCAGCCCCCAGCGGGGTTAGCTGTAACTAGTGCTGACGTTCCAAAGTACCCTTTCACCATTGTGAACCGCGATCCGGCCCCGATCTCGGACTCCGCGCGCCGGTTGTAGAAATAGTCCAGCAGTGCAGCTCGAAACAGCTTCCCGCCGGTCTGAACGGCCTTAATTTCTGCCATAGAAGAACGCCTGTGCAGTGGTTGATTAGCAGGCGAGTTTAAGTAAAGTGAGTTTTAGAATTGAAAATGCTGGCCCAGCACACGTGAGCCAGTTTCGCAGGTCATAGAGCCATTAAATGGTGTCTAAATAAATAATAGAATTTATCTTTCCCACTTCAGCCGCTGAGATCGGAAGTATCGCGCGCTCTATACCTTCAGGGAACACAAACCCTAAAATCCCAGTAGCGAGTTCTACATTGCAGCCTCGGAAACCGAGCGTCTGAATTGTGGCAATACCATCCGCTATAACAAGGCGTGAATCAGCACCTTGCGTAGGTCGTATCATAGGCGCAGGAACCACATCAAGCGGCCAGGCATCCAGTCGCATATCGTCCATATTGACGAGCACAGTCTCGAGTGACCGGGGAATATTGCTGAGCGTTTGGGTTACTTTCAGATTAGTTGAAACTGATTCGGCTGAGATAGCAGTTTGGTGTGATTCGATATACCAAGTACCACTTTGGATCTTTGCGCTAGCGCCAGCTAGAGTGAAAATAATTTTTCGCTCCACCAGCTCAAAGCGCAAATGATATCCCATGCCGTCAAACACAATGTGAAGCGGTATCAATGGCTCAATGACCATTTTGAACTGACGCAAGAACTCGTCTAGCACTTCGGACGGGTCAGTATCCGAATATACGTCGTAAACGTCGTTCAGCGCTACGCTGATGCGTCCGCGTGAGGTAAGGAAGAAATCACCATACTTCCCCTTTACCGTCTCCAGCTCGTCCCTGGTGACGAAATACGAGCCATATGGAAACTTAGCCTGGTCTACCGGGGCATAAAGCGGTGCCCAGGTGGCAGCAAGGTTTTTGAACTCACGCCATAGCGTTGCCTCGATCGGACGGTTTGTGCCCTTGAAGTGGATCTCATCCAGGCGCTGCGAAAGCAATACTGGCAGTGAGGCGCTATTCTTCCCATCGATATAAAAGAATTTCCCCAACTCCCCCATACGTTTTCGCAAATCATCTTTATCCATTGAGTAAAGAGACTTTCTGTTGGCGGTGCGCTCTATTAATGGCATCACAATGCTATTCAGCATAGACTGCACCACATCTGCAAAACCCGCCCACAAACCTGAGTTTTGCTTGGCAGACGTCATTTGCTCCTTGAACCAATTATCTTTCATCGCCTGCCTCAGTATTTAAGGTCAAATATCGACTTGGTTACATCCAAGAAAATAAAATCGTTTAGCGCGGCGGCATCACTCATATTCTTGATATCAAGATTAAATTTTGAAAGCAGCCCTGTTGACTCAATTATTGCCCAAATTTCATTATGAGAAACTCGTGCGAACTCCCCTGATTCATCACGCTCGAAGTTGCTAGAGTCTTTTCCTGCTTTCGCCTCTAACGCCTCACGAATTTTTCTCTCAGCCTCTGAAATTATTTCGCTTTTCTTAACCGTACCGGAAACGGAAATTGTAAATGGTCTTTCATTAGTTTTAACGTAAACAAAATTCTTATTTAATTCGTTTGGAATCCCTTTGAAAGTGTCTAAAACCATCGTTTCCATTTGCGCCTGTGTCAACCCCTTCTTGTGGCCGCAAAAAAATACAGTGTTGATGTTCTTTAGAGATTTAACGCCAGTTGAACGCTCCTGTTCCTTCTCACCCCAAGCATTGATCCAGCTAATATTAGGGATCTGTGTGCGAAGATAAAATTTATAGTCCGCCCCCCACACTACCTGGCCGTCATAAGCGGTAAAATATTGCGCTCTGCTTCGCGTTTCCTCTGTCGTTTCATACCCGGCGCCGTTCGTGATTGGTGTCTCAGTCTTGATCTCTATCTGGCCTGATAATTCCGACGAATCTGCATACGGTGTCAATGTTTGGCCTTGTACCAGTGTAATGTCACCATCACTCAGCCAAACATCTAAAATCACCTGTTCACCGCTGGCCGGCATCTTGCCAATAGAACCATCACCAAAGCGAACACCAATCTGTTCCGTTGGCCGATAGAACTTCACGTAATGAAGGCTATTCTTATTTGAAAGTCGAAACTGAGGGTTTTCTTCCCATCGGCGGGCAACACCATTATCAGTAACGGAAACATCAATATTCACGCATCTTTTTGTCATAGCCTTAGTTAGTGTGAAAGACAAAAACTCAGTTTCGTTTTCAACATCAAATATCAGCCTTTCCCGCTCAAGCTGTTTTGTTTGAACACCATGTTTTGTTTCGCCAGGCTTCAATATAACCGGCTCAACAAGCATGTAACGTTTTTGCTCATCGGATATCAAGTCAGTATAGATAGCTAATGATTGTGGTTTCTGAGTTTTATTAATTACCGTGGAAGTCCCGTATGATGGGGTAATCTGTCGAGTCACATAGCCTCTATCCTCAGCAGCAGCAAGAATTGATGAACGTTTTGTTGCTGTACTAATAAAACCTTCAGTTAATGCCTTCTCGGCGGCAGTCTGACAGGCATACATGATTTGACTAACCATAATCGCCAGCATTTTCATAAACTGGCTGTTTACAAATCGACTCCACCATACATTTTGCTGAATGAGAGCCGTGAACTTATCCAATATATCTTGCGAGGTCATTACGTTACTCCTTTTTCATTGCCCAGGTAAGTTCCTGGTTAGGTATCCCAATAGTCAGGACAAACACATCAATCTCAGCTGGTTCTATCCTGATCCCCTCCAACTTCAGATCAGCTATGTCGCTCATCATTTTGATGATGATCTCATTTTCAATGGCTACCAGCGTGTGCACGCTGTCCAGAGGCTCATGTTTAAAGCGTGCCAGGGGATTTCCGTACTCTGGAAGGCCATAAACACTGCCCTCCGGTGTGTGTAACCAGTCCTCTATACGCGCTTCCATTGCCTCTACATCACCCAATTTGATGGTCACGCCTTCCCCGGTAACGCGCAGGAGGCTATCTATCTCGTTCATTTGAATACCTATGCTGGGGGCAAGGTGGATAATCTAGGCGAAGTGAGTTAATGAGCGCGGCATCCCTTCCGCACTCATCGTTAGCCGAAGAGCTTTTCGAGGGCGCTATCTGATATTGCGGTTGGTACCTCAGCTCGCGGCGCAGGTTGCGGGCTGTGAGTAGTCATATTGATATTTGCCTCTTTAGGCTCAGGCTTCACATTGAGTTGTTTCTCAACACCTTTGGCAATACGTTCAAGCCAAGACAGAGTTTCATCGTCGTTGCTGCGGGATTCATTATCTCGTTGATAGACTGGCGCCACGCCGCTGGCCGCCAGGTTTGGGATCGGTGGTGGAGGTGACGTTTGAAATGCCGAGATTGCCTGTTGAGTAAGGCTGTTAGTTTTTCCTCCGATAGCGTTAGCAACTGTATCGCTCAGGAATGAAAACGGTGTATCTGCCATCAAGCCAGATATGACTGATGAAACACCTCCGCCAACGGTATCACCGGCCGTCACTGCGAATGAAGAAAGTGGGTTATCAATATCAACCCCAATCGACTGGAGGGCACTGCGTGCAGCATCTTCCATCACCCCTTTCCCCGACTCCATAGCTACGCTGCCGATACCTGAAGCCATATCTTTTGTCTCATCCCACCAGCTGGTATCCCCATTAGCTGCGTTACCCTGCTGTAACGGACTCGAGCCAGGTAGAACTTTGCGGGCTTTTTTAACTTCGCTGGCGGGCACAATCTGCATCGCCTGTTCTTGAGCGCCATTAACGGCTGGAGGCATAATTGTGCCAGATTCAGCACTTCGTGCGACTCCACTCCCTATCCTGCTGGTGGCCCTCTGCTGGAGTACGGCAATAGCATCCGGTGAATTTGATGCCTGTTGTAAGGCACCCGGTAACTTGTCGTTTAAAGGCACTGTTAGACCACGATCTGGCGCGGGTACAGTCAGGCCTTCTACATCAAACATCCCAGTTAATGCAGCGTCGCTTTTGCCTCCAAGTTCGCCCAAATACGTCGTGGCAGTGTCATATGCTTCTGTGGCTGCCTCGCTGACGCGCGCGCCCAAAGATTGCTTTTCCGGTCGGGAGAATTGCGCGCTGCTTGAAATCGCTTCAAGGCCGTCCGCTTGGCGCTGCTGATTAATGATTGACAGAGTTTCTGGGTTAAATTGACCAACCCACTTTTTACCTGAACGTTCGCCAATTGCTGTTTTTATAAATTGATCAGAAACTTGCGGCGCCCCACCTTCGATAGTAGCTATCTGTCGCATTATTTTCGTCATGACGTCCGCATTGCGTAGATCAAGTCGATCGCTCTCCCTCACGCCCAAGGACTTCGACAGCTGAGCAATATAGCCCTCGGTATCATTCTCACCACTTGGGGCATATTTGGAGATAATCCCCCTAACGGTGTCTACTTTTTGATAACCAATTGCTTTTGATGTTCCTTCGGCATAACTGCTGAGCTGATTCGCTAGTGCACGAAACCCCTCTTCAGGAGAGCCAAATTTAGCAAAACGACGCTCACCTTTTGCATTGGCTTGCTCTAACTCAGCGCCGGTTTGACCTACATACTCCAGGTTGCCAAAGTTGTTATTCCTAAACGCCCTGGTATGTGCGTTAGCGCCACCTATATTTAACTCTTTCGAGACGTTATTAAACGCCGGTGCTAATCCAGGAGTTGCAGATATGCCAGATGCGAGTGATAGGTCGGCCATGCCAGGCATTGCTGACTGAAGAGAACTATCCAGGTCTTTAATTGCTTCTGTAGTTTGTTTCGCCCCTGCGCGTATTGCGTCGACCTGGCTATCGCTACCCGAGTCAAAAAACTCTTTTACACTGCTGACGCCATTGTCTAAGGACTGTGCTATGTCACTGGTATTAAATGTTAGGCCATCTGCCACGCCATCCATACCGAGCCAGCGAGCGCCGTCTGCCATAAAGCCGGCTCCGCCTGACACCAATCCCCCCATGTCGATTATATTGGCGGCGGCATATTCGCTTTTATGACGGCCGGATACATCCTGACCTTCAGCCAATTTAAACGCCCCTCTCTGTGCTTCACTATCACTGAAGCCATCGATCGCATCAATGCCGGCGCCTATAATCGTCCCTACAATTGGAATCGCCTTCAGAGCACCTTTAGCAGCCAGCTTGCCAGCGGCTTTTTCCGCCACCTTTTCGCCTACTGCTTTTTCTGCTGCATGTTCTGCCGTGGTGACAGAAGCTTTCTCTGCCACCTTTTTGCTCGCGCTCTTCCCAGTAGACGCTGTAATGGTTTCTGCGTTCGTTGCTGCTGGTTTAACTGAAACTCTATTGCGAGCCATTTTCCGGCCGCGCTTAGACTTGGAGCGAGATTTACGCGATTTTTGCTGTGCTTTTACGTCCTCTGGTTGTTTTGGTACCTCAACGCCCTTTTTGCCTGCTGGATTATCGATATTGGCGCCGACAGACTCAGTAACTTCGCTACTACTGCCAAATACCCCTTTAATAGCGCCATATGCACCAACAGCTACAGCACCTGCACCAGCGGCCACTTTAGTCAGCCTGCCTCCTTTCCCCTTTGGCGATCCGGAGGATGGATTATGCTTCCCATGCATACCACCGGTAGTGACCGGCCCACGCCCTGGGCGTGGCATGATATCGGTGATATCACCTGCACCGGCTAAACGTTTAAATAGTTTTACGAGTACCCCACCACCCAACGCTAACGATAGCCCTCCCAAAATTCGAGATCCCAAGGCCTTTCCGATAGCCTTCCCACCTAGGCCAGCTAAAATCCCGCCAAGAACACCGTGACCACCTTTGCTACCTTTTGAGTCTTTGTCTCTGATTTCCCCCAGAACGCGGATAATCTCTTCATCGGTTTTTGCTAACTGCTCCTGCTGCGATTCCATAACGGAGATCACTTTGCCGGTGGTGCTCGCACTGTAGGCTTGTTGCGATTTAGTCGGTGCACTAACGTCCGGGAATTTTATCGGCGCCTGGGTTGTGGCATTTGGAAGGTCTTTGCGTTTATCCCGCCATTCTTTGAGACTTACCACCTTATCGTTAATGCCACCGATCAGATCAGCTGCTTCTTTACCGGCGCTAAACAGAACGCCACCAGCTGCCATCCCAGCAACCTCCGCCGCTTCCCCATCACCATTCTTGCTAGAGAAAAAGGAAGCCAAACGTTTTAGCAGGTTTTTTTCATCCTTGTCGTTTTCATCCTCAACGTCAGAATCAACCGTGTCCTTTGATATAAACCTTCCATTTTCTCCCCGTGAACCGATTTTTCGCTCACTTCTTTGTATTGCTTGTGTTTTTGATGAATCACCATCATCTAGCAAATGCAGTTTTCTAGCTGTATTGCCGATTGCAGAATAAATGTTTTCGCTTGCATTAATTGAGTTACCAGTCAATTCAGAAGGCCGGTAACCATCATTCGCATTCGATAACATGTCAATTGATTGCAATTTACTGCCAATAACATGATTTTTATCAATCGCGGCATTTCTTGGCGGAAAACTACCGATAAAAGATGATTTTTGATTTTTATTATCACCAATTTGAAATCTTTCGCCTGATACAGATAACTCCACGCGGCTGTTACCATTGCGAATGTCATGTAACTGATTGCGCCTATAAGTGGGATGGGAGTCATTGGCAGGCTCTTGACGCCGAGAGATCTGGGCAATGATAGAAGCATTAGACTTCTGTAACTTAACGTCGTTCGAGCGGCTTGTTGGTGAGCGGCTTACAATTGCTCGGTGTATATCAGTAAGTACATCGAGTTCTTTCGCACTGGCGTTCTCAATCGCATCGATGATAGACAGTATTTCTGTTGGCTTAGTTTGTGCCGGCATTATCGTTTACCTGACGAGTTTTTAATCATTTGAACCAGGTCATCAACCATCTTGAAAGCACGCCACTGAGGCAGTCGCTCTACATCACCGATCGACTGATGGCCGTATAAGGCCAGGTCATGAATTAGGGTCACCCAGGAATTTAACGACATGACCTGGAAGGTAGTCGACACACCGAAACTGAAAGAAAAGGCGTGTAGAAATCGCCTGTCCCTCCTTAGCCAACGGGCAGTTATGCGGCTTGATATATAGCTGGGCTTTTCCCTTGTGGATCGTAATTGGTAGCCCGTGGCGTAAGGTTTCTTGCATCTTCCTTACGCCGGCTGCCAGCGGCACAAACTCCGAATTGGCTTCCATGCTACGAATCAGCTCGTATCGCATTTCCGCTGCCTCTTGGAACTCCTGGGGCTGTTCGGCCAAATGAGCCTGCAAGGTGATCTCCACCAGCCGTAAATTCGCTAATTCCGTTTCATAATTAGGTGCACCTGGAGCCGGTAGGTTCGAATACATCATTTCTAAATGCTCCATACCCAGACCATCGATAGGTTTCAAATGCCATTGATGTGGCACACCTTTAACCGGAATGGTTACTTCGACATAAGGAGGGATTGTCAGTAGCTCTAAATCCTCAGCCAAATCGCACAGGTCAAAGTCATAGTGATGCAGCTCCCCACAATGGCCGCATTGATAACTTACGGTCTGTTCTGCACCGTTTGGTTGCGAATGTGTATGAATCCACCACAACGCCGTGCGGCGGTCTTGAGCCGTCCATCGAGCACTATCCTGCACATCTCCGATCTGCATTGTATTTAGGTATCGCGTCGTAGCCTGTTCTTCTTGTTCCGGCGCCGTCCCGCAAAACTCCAGAGCATCATTAACCGCCGGCGCCCGAAAATGGATTTCGTTCTTTGGATTTGAGGGTTGGTAGAGGGTAGGGATAAACATATTTCGCCTTAAAATTTGATTATGCTGGTGGCCTTGCTTAGTGCATCACCGGCCATGCCGGTTGCCATCGATGACGCAAGCCCAGTTAAACTGGCATCAGCTGATGTGTGGCATACAAATGTCAGAGGGTATGAAAGGAATTCACCAACCTGGTCATATGAACGCGTCGTGGCGCCACGCTCCGTTGGGATCACGGGATATTCAGCATCCAACGTTTTACTGCCGTTAAAACCAACGCGATAAATACGGATGTTCATCACGTAGAAGGGAGAGAGGTTAATAGTGCCGTCACGGTTTATCACACGGCGCTTTCTGGCATCGAACCATTTAGCAATTCGCCCGGTCTGGTCATCGCGAACGGTGATTGTTACGGTACCGGGTGTTATATGAGTTGGTTTATTAAACTGGATACCGCCGATAATTTTGGCATCTGTTTCAATAGTCCCTTCGCTGTACGAAACATCGCGAACGAACATAAACAGGTCTTTCATACCGTCGGCTTCAACAACCCATTGCCACCCCTGTGCGTACTGGATTCGCATCGCCATTTCTAAAATGCTTTTGGCATAGGCAACTTCACCGGAGTGCCCGGCTTTCCCGTTAACCATCCCACCACCGGCAAAACCACTGGATGAACCGCCGCCCAGTGCATAATTCAATGCTTCTTTTACAACATCATTTGTCCCCTGGAGGAAGCGGTTTGTAGCAGAGTCCATCGCGTCATTAAACATGCCGTTTACAGCATTTTTTAGGCTGGATCTGCTGGATAATCCATCAAAAATACCCATGACACCCCCCGTTTAAAATAGTGTTGCGCCGGCAATGATTGCCCGGTTTGACGACATCTGAGCCTCCAGGTCTAACTTGCGCTGAGTCAGCGTGTTTTCGTCAGGAAGGGCGGATGTATCAAGTTTCCCTGCGATTGATACGCGCCGTTGACGCTCGGTATTAGGAATTGCGATTAATACCTCCAGGTAGTCTTGAATAAGTCCGACAATCGTTGGGGGAACCGTCCATTCACTCAATGAGCGGTCGCGCAAGTTGACTAGGTAAGAAAGGGTTAGGGGGTATACTTCTCTACCAGTTAGCTCGAGATCTACCGACGAGCCATAATCGTCGCTATAAACCAATACTTCGCGCTTATCGACTACATGCACCAGAGCCAGATAATCTTCAGGATAAGGCAGGGATATCCCTGCCTCTTTTTCTATCTTGATACGACGCACCAAGCCAGCCCGATCCTGATAAGCCGCCAAAGCCTGAATCAATAGGCTTTCAAGCACTTTTGACTCAACCACCAGCAGGGGCGTAAACCGAGATTTAACGCCCTCAAGCAGCCCGTTAGGTGTCATCGAATTACTCCACCCAGTTGTAGACGATGCGCAGGCTTGGGCGGACGGCAACAGTGACGTCTTCAGATGAGAGATCTACTGCTTCAGAGTAGACTTTGCAGTGAAGCAATGAGCGGGTCAGCCCTTTGTGATCACCCCCGTTCGACTCGGCCGCTGCACTAATGGTGATATCGACGTATTTTTTGCCGAACACCATATCTTTCACAGCTGCCAGAACGTCGCCTGTAATGGTTTCGACGCACTGCACCTGTGTTTCCCCACTATTTCGTAGTGCACCGTGCTGGTTGAACTTCATGCCGCCAGGCGCCACGTCTTCCATGTCCTCACGGGTCATTTCTGGAAGCTGAGCTGTTCGGATCAAGATCGAGAGGTTTTCATACCCCTTAATCACCATCCAGTATTCCGAGCCAATCAGCTTTTCGCCGGCCGCTAGGTTCTGGTTGAAGCGCTTCTTCATGAAACCAACGTCAGCCTTGGTGTTACCAAATCCACTCATAACTACCTCAAATGTACATAAGTGGTATTTCCGACTCGTTGTAAGCCGTCATACCTGAGATGTGTAGGGTCACTGTGTTGTGGGCATACATACCCGTTATCGTGCGCGGTGCGTCCAACTCGTATTGAACAGACTGAATCACGGCATGCATAATTTTTTGACGGCGCCCAATATCCAGGACAACAGGCTTCGGCCGGCGGCCACCAGGCAGGAAGTTTTTTAAGTCAGGCGAAGCCATTTGCTGCAACATCATAATTGCGGAGTTGACCTCGATCTGGGCATCCACTTTCGCCATGAAATGCAGCGACAAATTAAACTCAGGTGGCTTTTGACCTTCCCACACCAACATGCTGTTAATTTTCGCTTTTGACGTCGTGGTCGATGCCGCTTGAGTCGCATTTGAGAGGGTACTCACACCGGCCATAGAGCCAACGGAGTTGTTTTCAAAAGGCGACGACCAAAGGCTTTCGAGCATCGCAACGCTGCCTTCCCCGATGTACCCAACGACCATGTTGGTACCTGATGTGATGTACGCCTTCAGGAAAGGACTCACGCCATCAGGCATTATTGCGCCACAAATCACAGAACCCCCTTAAAGGCCCACCCGACAGGATGGGCGTATTGATTTACAGGCCGCGTTTTTTGCGAACTTTCAACGATCTCCGTCGAGAGATGTTCGCCGACGCAGTGTGAGATTTGCGTTGTGCTTTTTTGATGGACGCACGCTGCAATGCAGTGATGCGCTTAGGGCGAGGGCGCTTACGGATCAGCTTAACTTCACCGTTGCGAACAACTTTTTTGTTTGCTTCCAGCATAGCGTCATCATCGCTATCACCTGACACGCCATAGATTGCGATTGCTTCGTCATCGTCTTCGTTGGCGGCAGAAATGGCATCAGCTACGGAGAGTGCCGCATCGTCATCATCTTCATCGATCATCTGAGTGACAGAATCTTGATCGGCGCCCAATGAAACAGCAGCATCAGCCAGGACAGAGAGGACTCGGTTGTATTCGTCCGTCTGTGCATCAGTGATTTCGTCTTCCTCTTCGTCATCACTAATGCCAGCCATAACCATAGCGATACCGTCAATGTCTTCACTAGTCGGGCTAGAGGAACGTGCCCAATCAATCAGGAACGATGCGGCTACCGAACGTTCATCCTGACGAGAGCGTTTAGACACCGCTTCGAAAATGGCGTCAGACAGTGCCTTCTTGCCCTTTTCTTTCTTAGACTCGTCTTTACCCTTATTCGACTCCAACAGTGCATCAGAGGCCGATACAGGCGCCACTGTGCCAAATGCAGCTTCCAGCAAAGGGTTAACTTGGTTTTGTTTGAAAATATCCACTTATAGCTCCATTAACGCATTAGAACAGGAACGCCTACAATGCGGCGGGATACACCCGTCACACACACTTCCCAGCGCACTTCCCAGCTATCGAAACTTGTATTGGTAACTGTCACGATATAAGGCGCATCACCCTGGCTAACATCACGTGGCTTAACCAAGGCCTCAGCAGCTACATAGCGATCGAGAAGGCGAGGGATGCCCTTTTCAAGACCTTCACGGGTTAAACCATCAGGTTCGTGTTTGAGGGCAGCAGCTAAGGCGTAGTAATTGCGTGCGATAGAGTTCATCACTGAAATAACATGCTGATATTTCTTGTAGTTCTCTTCGACACAAGTAGTTAGGGCATCATCAATAACGATCGCGCCATTTACACTGGTCACAACGTTTAAATGGGTTTTTGCAAAGACTTCGCGGTCAATACTGGCGGCAGCTGGCAGAGGCTGAATGTTTTGACGATTAACTACGCCGCGTGACTCGCCAGCCGGGGAGTAATGCCAGCCGCCTATATCAGGTACCAGAGCCACGCCCTTCGCTTTAGCTGTGAAAGCGTCGCCGGACAAACCAAATACAACATTCGATTGGCTCAATGGATCGCGGCAGGAGAATGGGAAGTAATAGGCTGTGACATTTTCATTGCCACCCAGGCCAAGCCCGGTTAGTTGCTCCAGCGCCTTATCAGCGGCTAAACGAGGATCAACATCTGCGAACATATCTACACGAACAGCCTTCGCCAGTTCGGCAAGTTTGCCGATCGCCGTCGCTTCATAAATGCCCAAAGACAGGATAGCGGTGTACTCCACCAGCGAACCATCCAACACCGCTATGGATGCTGCATAGTCTTTCGACGTCAGTTTCTTAAAATCGCCGTCAGAGCCACCGACAAATGCTTGACCGTTGATGCCTGTGAATGACGCAGGCAGAGCGACAGTATCAGATATCAGCACACGCAACCGTGAACCGTTACGTTCGAGGACATCCGGGATATACGCGGAAAGCCCCATGTCATCCAACACGTCTGAATTAAGCGATACTTCGTAATTTTCCAGAGTGGTTTCTGCTCCCAGCGAGTCAGTTGCCACAAGCTTCAGAGAGAAGATGCCAGGTTTAGTTTTGACAGGCTCAAAACTCAATTTTCGGTTGGTAGACTTATCGCCATCTTCGACAAAGAAGGTGAGAGCGGCCTTGGCCGGCAAAGTAATGTCGGCACCAAATGCGCTTGTGCTGGTGGTTGCCTTAACTGTAGTAACCGCCGGCGTACCGGCCGTCTCTACCGTCAGGTTGATTGCAGGGATCAACATGCCAGGCAATGGAATGCGTACCACATAACCGTCACCGCCAACCAAAGCCTGGTTCACATGACGTAGAGGTTCAAAATACTGGCCCTCTTGTGGTCTTGGAGCTTCACCCAGTACAGATTTGACGTTGTTCTGTGTGATTTTCAGGACTGTATTTGGTTTGCCTTTCCGAGCAATAACCAGGCCCGCAAATACTGAGGCACCGCCAGAAGTAGATCCGGTTGTTGCTGATGCATCGATTGGCGCAACTGCCGTGCCGGCAGCCGTACCAAGAGCAAAAGGGATTTTATTCATTTTTGTTCCTAACAGCGCCCCATGAGGAGCGCCTTATCAAAGGATTAGCCGGCTGCCTTCACAGTCACTTTCGCAACTGCGGTTTTTGCACCGTCTTCACTGGTCATTGTGATGTTGACGACGCCTACAGCTTTCGCTTCGCCGTCGCCGTTCTGATCAACAACTACCAACGATTCATCGCTAGAAGTCAGCGTAAACGTCTTGTTGGTTGAGTTTTCAGGCAGAACAGCAGGAGTCAGCTTGAATTTTTCACCGACGGATACGCTCAAAGTTTTCGGCGTCAAAATAACGCTCTCAACACCTACGATTGGTGCTTCTGTATCTTCGCCGCCGGCTTCAGACTTTTTTTCGATGAACTTCCCAGTGCCTGGGTCGATAGCACCAACTTTCTCGTTAACCAACGTCAGGCGAGAGAAATAGTCTTCGCCATTACGTGGGTGGATCTCATTGATTGCAGAACCCCACAGAGTCTGACGGTTCACCAGGGCTGTAGTAGTTGGATGGACAAACGGGATAGCAGGAACGGCATCACCCGCGACCATGCCCGCTTCACCCAGGTTTTCACCACGGGAGTAGAAGAGAATGTCGCTAGGAGAGTACGGGTAACCCTCTTTGTTAAACTGCTCGCATACAGGGTTAGGCACTTCATAAATGCGGATTGAGCCGAACAAGATACCAATGAAGTGAACGTAAGACGTTTGCACGTAGTTCGGCGCCAACTGGAACATGCTTTCCGGCAGCGATTTGATGTAGCCCGCAGCATCGCCACCAGCAAAACCACCACGGATTCCGTATTTTTTAGTACGGTCACGCATCTCGGTGGAGATACGGTTTACAACACCACGGAACAAGGCGCACCAAGGCTCCCATTGCTGACCTTCAGGTAAAGCAGTGTCGAATTTGTATTCGTGCACAGTATGGAACGCGAGCTTACGCAGACGTTTCATATCTTGCTCATGCGAGCACCATTGAGTGAGGCTGGTAAACTGCATTGATGCCAAGTTAAGGCCGAACTCACGTTGCAGATCCATCATAGATTGCACGGTATGTTCTGCGGCCAGGATGTATTGCGATGGTTTCATCGTCCATTTACGCATTGCCTGGTTAATAACGGGGATCAGGTCTGGAGCATTCTCTACGTCCAGCTCTGCCTGCATTGCGATGTGAGTACCTGCTGGTGGTTCGGCATCGAACTTCAGCTTCACAATACCCTTGGTGTAATCGATGCTGCCAGTGACTTGGAAGCTGTTGCCTTTGGAATCTTTTTCGTTGTAGTTGATGTTGCTTTCGCCATCATCGTAATGTTTGCCAAGACGGCGGTTCACAATGATACGCACGCGAGAGCGACGAACAGGCATGTCGCGACCTTCATCATCCTTGATCGAAATGGTGAATTCTTTGGTTTTGCCGTCAACATCGTCTTTCAACATGAAGATGCGGCCCATTTGAGAGAATACACCAGCGCTGAGGTGATCCATTTGTTCACCACGCTCGAACGAACCCATTTTCACACCGGCGATGTTATAAACCTCATAGAAGTCTGACTCATCACGTGTTGCAGGCATGAAAGTACACATGTCGCTTGTAGCGGCGCCGAGGGCGGAAGGTAGGATCATTGCCATGAAAATAGCCTGGCGCATAACACCTTCTGACGTACGCATATCGCTGGATACTGACTCCAACATTGCTGAACCATCACCGCTGCGCTTAGCGCTAGGGGCTGATTCCAAGATCAGGTTTTCACAGGCATGTTGGGCGTTTGCCAGCAAATCGGCTGGTGGGTTACATCCGTTAATACGACGGTAATCGGCAACGCTAGCAGCCCAAGCGGTGGCGATTTGGCGCACTGCCTTTGGATCGACACCTTCAAACATCGGATCTTGGGCCGCTGTCTGGAAAATGGTTTCTGCTTGTTGTTCAACACTCATTGCGGCGTTGATAGGTGCATTACTGGTAAACGCCAGCACTCGGCCAGCGCGACAATTTACGTCTCTTTGACGTTCATGAAATGCTTTGGTATCAGACACTTTTTCGTCCTATCTATTTGCACAGACAGGGGTTTGCTTCTCGACAAGCGGGATATTAACGAAAGTGAGTTATTGAGAGTCACGATAAAAGTGTGGGGTTGTTAATGGAGGTTTGTTAGACTGGTTCTATTAAACTAATACAGGATTAGTAATGCGTTATACAGTTTATGTGGAATATCGGAACGGCGCGATTAACACGCCAGCCCACTCTGGCGTTAAGGAAGTTGCGTACCGGAATTTTGTTGAGTTAGTCGCAGATAAAGATCTCCTGCTCACGGCAGCCGCCTGCGTTATCAAATCCTCCACCAGCGAGATACTTCGCTTTGACTTACGCACGGCCCAACCAATACCGGAATTTAAAGATATCCAATGGCCTCGGCGTGGTGCTCGTCGCCAGGTTAAAAATGGAAAGACGGTATCAGCGTTTTTAGCTTCAAATGAAGAGGACTTTTTGAAGTCGTTAGGAGAGGGAAGTCTCACACACGGTATCCGTAAAGCGGTTTCGATGTTAAACCTACTCGAACAGGAAAAATTGAAGGCTCTCAAAGAAAGAGCAACCAACGCAACAGCATAACACCCGCTTAAATGCCCCTTATTGGGGCTTTTTTTATAACTTGGCGTGCTCAGTTCGTTGCAGGTGGAGTTGTAACACTTCTTCAGCAAAGTGATCGTCAACGATATAGAAATAACACTCTGGGACGTTCAACACTTTAGCGAACTGGCACATTGTCTCGAACATAGGTCGATATGCGCCTGTCTCATACGATGAGATACGACCGCGTGCTGTGCTTTCGTCAATGCCAGCTAAAACGCCGAGTTGCTCTTGTGTAAGCCCGGCGCGGGTTCGCGCAGATTTCAGCCGTTTAGTGATCATATTATTGCCGTCATATTGATTGACGACATGTGTAACATTGCATAACATCAACGTTGTTCAGAATTACAGAACATCATAAAGACCACGAAGCAACACCTGGGAAAGGCCGATCAATTGATCGGCCATTTTTTTTAATGGACTATCGGTTATGGGCGTTTGGTGTAGATAAACCTGTTCTTAATGTGGTTAGAAACGGGAAGGAACTTCATTCGCCAATACTGCCAGATATAGGTTAATCTTTTGAATAATAACCAATTAATAGACTCAGTGATAGCAAATCGACCCGTGATTTATCCTGATTCTCAACCAAATACGGCTGATGTGAGTAAAGAGATCTCTAAACCGCTCAGCAATCACGATGTTTTATCGGCTATAAGTCGGCATTTCATTAATCCTCGATCATGCGATTGCATCCTCACCTTGTTGGTGCTTCTGACGATTGAGAACCCTGAAATGAAGCTTGCAGAATTTGGGGCTGCTGTAGAGTTGATTGGCAACGTGGTTAATGAGTTGAATTTGTTAGCAGTGAATTGAAAGACTAAAAAATAGCCTAGTAGTGATAACCGGTCACCAATTTAAGCGACGAAGCTAAAGTTATCCACATATCAACTGAGTAGATCCAATAAATTAACCAATAGATCCAGATATAACCTAAAAGATCCCGGAACCCTTTAAGCCAGTGATAGCGCGGCCTGTAGCCTCGTTTGTGTGTTTATAAACTGGAAAAGTGTGTTTATAAACTGGATATCTGTGTTTGCAAACTGGATGAATGTGTTTGCAAACTGGATGAAGTGTGTTTATAAACTGGAAAAAGGATCTTTTTGTCCACATAACTCAGGCCATCAAAAGAAACCAATTATGACTATGAAAAACAACGTATTAAGTCTTATTGATGTACTGGCGTCGAAAGGTGAAAAAAAACTTACCCCCAATACAAACAGCACTGTTCAGCCCGTTGCATTAATGCGGCTTGGCCTGTTCGTGCCAAGTTTGAAACGCAAGGGGAAGAACGTTGAGAGCGTCACCATAGACGCGTCTGAGGAGCTTTCTAAGCTCGAAATAGCACAGGCTGAGGGCTATTCGAACATTACGATAAGCGGCCCCCGCTTGTCTATGGAGACGGATTTCAAGGTTTGGGTCGCAGTCATTTTATCTTTTTCAAAGTACGGCCGAGACACCAACACGATCGAATTACCTTTTTCTGAGTTTGCGAGCTTTGCTGGTTACCCGGATAAGGAAAAAACCCGCGTTCTGCGCGAACGTATCTCCGGCTCACTAACAAGAATTCGCAGCACCACGCTGAGCCTTTCCTCTAAAAACAAGGATAAGCATAGTGTTACAGGCCTTCTTCAGAAGGGGAGCTGGGATGTGAAAGCTGACGTCATCAAACTAACAGCTGACGAATCATTATGGGAGCTATACCAGGTAGATAACCAGGTTCTCCTCCAAATGTTCGTGCTGAGAAAGTTGGCGAATAAAGGGACTGCGCAAGCGCTCTACACCTTCATTGAAAGCCTTCCGCGCAAACCTATCCCATTGTCTTTTGAACGAATTAAGCAACGTCTGGTGCTGACATCGCCGCAGAACCAACAAAACCGAATTATCAAAAAGGCTGTCGAGGAGTTGATCGAGACAGGCTATCTCGATGCGACCATACAAAAGCGGGATAAGGATTGGCATGTACTGATCCACGGACGTAATCCAAAATGCCACCTGCCTGCCGGCGCCAGTTTAATTGAAGGTTTGGACGACGATTAAATTTGTGTTTGAAAACTGGAAACACAGATAAGCAATCCCAAAAATGTGTTTGCTTACTGGATAGCATGAGTCATTTCTGAAGTGCTTGGCGTTAGAACCTGCCTTTTATCCAGTTTACAAACACATTTTGCTCGTTATGGGCGCCATGCGACATAATTTATCCAGTTTATAAACACACTGCCTGCTTCTAACGGTTATGTATCCAGTTTGCATACACACTCTTGCTCTGCCCTCATAATTCATCCCGTTTATAAACACATTTCCACAAAGTCACTATTCATACATGATATGATTAAGACCTCTCCACCAGCATGAACTGTACACATGAGATTATCGGCAATTCAAAAAGATACCCTGTTTCTACTCCATGCCTTTCGGTTAAAGGGTCGTACCGGTGGGATTCGTCAAACAGCATTGTTCAACATCGTCCGATCGAACCGCTCGGATGAGCTTTACCCCAACAACTACAGCCTATCGTGTCGAACGATGGCAAAGAACGGGCTGATTATCTTGGAGAGGGACGAAAGTCTGCGTCTGTACCTAACTTTGACTGACGTGGGATCTAAAGCTGCTGAAACCATCTACGATGAAAGAACCGGGTACGGACAATAGCCGTACACATTGACGATTCTGGTGCTGATGTGTATTATCGCATTGTGGTACGGCTATTATCCGTACCTTTAGAATCTAAATTCTATGGAAATTCTTAATCTAAACAAATTATTTAAATCGAAAACTTACGTAACGGAGAATCAAAATGGCACATTTATATATAAGTAATTTCAACAATTTCAACGGGATATCTTTTGCAGGAAAAAGGTAACGTTGACCGTCATAGGGAGATTGTAGAGGAATATAGAGAGGTAACTATGACTACTGTAACCCAGATGTCTGTGGATGCGGTTAAAGGTTTCAAAAATGCAAGAGTCGAGTTGAAGACCACCTCGAATCTTAAAGATGTACTTCGTGAAGCGGCGGCTGTCGCCGGTTTAGATTTGACAGCATTCATACTGAATGCGGCTTTAGAAAGGGCTGAAAGCGTACTGGATAACCAGCGTCGCCGTGAGCTATCGGAAGAGTCGTGGCATCAGTTGAATCAACTTTTATCTGAACCGGCCGCACCAACGCTTGCCCTGCAAGCCTTGATGAGGAGGAAAAATCATGGGGAATCGGAACACCAATGATGTAAGTGGTTCAGCAGTAATGGCCTGTACGTATCAGGCGGATATAACGTATCCCGGTCAGAAGAAATTTGACTGTGGAAATGACATTGTGAACAGTTTTGTGCGCAACTCCCTCAAAAAAAGTGTTGCTGATGGAAATTGCGCTGCAAAATCTCTAATCGATGCGGAAACAGGCGAACTAATAGGGGTGTGTAGCTTCACAGCTTACAGCCTTGCCAAGCAGGCATTGAGCGGGGTGATCGCAGGCTCTCTTCCTCGAGAAGTTGGGGCGGTGCGGCTGGTAATGCTTGGGGTAGCCACTAAGTATCAAGAACAAGGCTACGGTCTGGATCTGTTGCGTGACTTCTTTGAGCAGGTAAAGATTATCCACCAGGCGTTACCTGTCAAAGGTGTCTATCTTGATGCCGACCCAAGCGTAGTGAGTTTCTATGCTCGTCTCGGGTTTGTTCAACTGAATATGCCACCAAATAGCTTTGGGGCTGTGCCGATGTTCTTGGCGATTCAGCATATCTTAGCTGCATAGCGCGCTAAAAATTAGAAGCCCTGCTTACAAAGCAGGGCTTTCGTGTATTTAGTCCCTTGAAATCAAAATAGTTACATTGTCACCTTGTGGTGGCACCAGCACCAGCACCAGCACCAGCGCCATTCACTTGATTAACAGTTAGGTTGTGATTGTTGGTTTTAGCCAAGCTTGCGAGTACGAGAGGTAAAAACACCATCGGGTAATCACCGTACTTTGTGATCAGTTCCTCTGGCAATAGGCACATTTCCGCTGGCAGTATTGGCTTGCTGTGTTTTTCCTTCAGCACTGTATTTGGTATTGAAGGACTTGATACTTTCGCTGTGCAACCGGATAGCAGCACCAGGGAGAGGCTGAGCAGAGCAAGGATCGTCGGCCATTGCTTCGGTGAGTTTGTATTGCAATTCGGCGTTCTCACGTTTGAATACCTCTAATTCTTTGGCTTCTTGAAGGTGTTTGTTGTTGAGTTCGATCAGGCGGCGTTCTGCGTCATCACGCTCTTCTTTTGTTTGGGTCAATGACAGGCTTAGGGTTTTGTTTACCCCCTCTGCCTCCTGTAGATTCTGGCTCGCCATTTCGATCGCAGATGCCTGGGTCGTCAATTTCTGCTGTATGGTTGAACAAACAAGCCACACCCCTCCAATGATAAGTAGCCCAGTACCACCGATTAACGCCGCCTTGCGGATATTGGGTATTTTCAAAAAGTTAAAGGCCTCGAATAACAGGGATAGTGGGAACATTACTTTTCTCCAAATAGCGCATTAATGACGCTGGTGGGCGTGATCGCCGTTATGGCTCCTTGCATAGGTGAACTCATACCCATTGAGTCCAGAACTGAAATGCCTACAGCGTTTTTGAAAGCCTTGGCCGCCAGGGCGACAGAAGTAACGCCATCAGCTGTTAATTTACTTGCCGCCCCATAAGCCTCTGTAAGCCCGCTGGTGGCGTTTTTCATGTCACCGCATGCGGTGACTAATCTTTTAACCAATTCATCGCTTAGCGTTGGTGCTGGTGGCGCTGTTGGTGCGCTGGCCCCACCAGCTGGCGGCGGGATGTTCAGGATTTTGTTAATGTCGTTCATTACATTGAGCACGGGTTGCGGATTTACTTTCGTCACTGCGTTTGACATCGCCTTGACGATTACCGTGTCGGCAAGTGCTGTTACCAGCGCGGGTGCAGCGCCGGACGGCTTGCTTTCTCCCTTTAGGTAACAATCCCAACCAATATTTACGGTGATCAGCTCCGACGGTGATTGGTAGGTGGCGAACGCGGCTACAAAACCCCGCCCGCTCGATTCCGCAAACTCTAGCGCCTTGGCTACTTCTTTAATTTGACCGATCGGTGCTGAGATGCTCGCGGGATATTCGATACCAGGGAGCAATACAGCCAGCAAAGAATCGGCTTTATCCTTCGACTGATCGCTTACTGCTGTTGCCAGGGTTACTGAGGCGGCCGGTGTGAAGCCTGATTTATTTAGCTCTCGGAAAGCATTGACCTGTTTCGGGTTATCCAACATCAAGCCACCTCCACCAGCGGGTCACCGGATGCTACGACGGAGCCACAAGAAACAGGATCGTCTTTGCAGACGATCCCTTTACCATTGACGGTTATCCAAGGCCGGGTTGAAACCGCAGTGCCGCTATGCACTGTGTTACCGTCTGTGTGTTCGCTGAAGGCACTACCATCGACCATTACCGGTATACCGTTGATAGTAACCAAAGGGTCACCGTCGACACATGGGCGAGGGGGGAAACCCTCATGCCCAGAGCAAACAGCCCCTTTGACGGAGATATTTGCCATTAACGGAACACCCCTTCCAATCTGGCCTGAAAATCCTCTTCTGTTTCTTCAGGCTTGCGTAGTGAGCTGATGTTGAAGCGAGACTTCACTAATGACGATTTCAACGTTGAGTGGTGCATTACCTGGTACTGCTCGCTGGTGGCTAATTCATAGCACAATGGCTTTTCGCCATTCATTACCAAAGGCTCATCGCAAACGAGGATCGTATCAGGGTTAATCGCAGCAGCAGATTTTTGCCAATCCTGGGTTGAGGCGAATGGCGCCAAACCCTCGATGATGATATCGATCGGTAACTCAGCCCGTAGCGCTACGAAATCAGGAGTGAAAGCGCTATGGTCAACGAACTCGACAAACGTGCGGGCTTCATGGCGCTGATAAATGCGATTACCAGTAATTACGAGGGGCTGATCGCGGGGGAGCATTTCGTTAACCGCTGAAATGACGAATGGGGCGTATTTTGCGGCGTTTTGGCTAACTACGAGTGTCGATCGACGCTTATCGATCAGGTTAGCCACTGCAATGTTCGTGACGTTATTCGTTAAGCCACACACGGGGCCGGCAAGCAGCATTAAGCGCTTATCTTTGCCGGGGGTGAAGAAGGCTTCGACCGTATCTTGCTGTTGGGACGTGAGTTTCACCATGAGATGAGGATTTGAAAAAATACCGGAGCTAATTGCCATTGCTTATACCTCTCAGCTAAAGCGTGAAATGAGTTTGAATGGATGAAGGGAGGGCTTAACCGTATCCGAACTGAGTTTTCATTCTTTAGCGGAAGATCGGGTGAAGTTTGGGCTATTAGCCGTCCTGGCCTTTATGCCTGGCAAATTAGACACGTACAATGGCCCGGTCGGCGGCACGTAGCCGCCATAATCGAAGTAAAAGGGAATTAGTTTGAAACTTAAAACGTTGCTGTTATCGGCATCGATCGCTCTATTGGCGCCCCAGGCATTTGCACAGGAACCTGCAATGTCATTCAAATGCGATCAACTGAATATTCTGGTGTACAAACAGAGCGACGCCAAAGGGCGCAAAGTGGTGACACTGAACGGCACTAGGCAAGATGATGTAAAGACGTCGCTCTCAACTCGTTCAGGAAAAAAGGTTAGTACGGTTTCGTTTGTAGAACGCGCCCAAGCTGGTGGCTCTTATGGGCTGTATAATCTGTATATCATTCGGGCTGAAGGCGTGTACTTAACAAATGATTGGCTGGATGCCGATGATAAGCCTAAGCGGGAAGCCAAGGTGTATCAGTGCGATTACAAAGGTGAGATTAACGCGGCAACGCCAGCACAATTTACAGCCTGGGAAGCGCGCAGAAACGCTGAAGCGATGGATGCCCGGAGCTAAGCGCTACCGCACCTTAAACTTAGGCAGATCTGACCACCGTGTTGTATAGGCAGGTGAAAGCCATTGCCGCTTCATCTCGAAGCCTGTGTCGATGCCTTGGCCTGCCAAAAATAGCGTGCCTCGAGCGTCTTTGTTTAACCTGTCCATAACAGCCATTAACTTTTCACTGTTCGGCCGTGGCGGAGCATCGTCAAAGAGTACCAGCTGCGCTTCACGGCCACTAAAATCCGCCAGCATAATGCCCGCTTTAGCATACCTGATCCCTGGGCGCCAAATTCGAAGAAGCGCCCGCTGGGCCGCCGCCACAACATCCCGCGTATCCTGTGTAGGCGTGGTGAGAATTTCACAATGTTGATTGCTGTATTGCACGTCATTAGAAAACGGGCTGGTACGGATAAACACCGATATAGCTTTGCAATACTGTTTTTCCTGCCTCAGCTTTCCGGCCGCTATTGATGCGTGACCGCAGATAGCTTGTTGCATATCCACCAGCTCAGTGACTCGCTGACCGAATGATCTGGAGCTGATGATCTGCTGTTTTGTCGGGGGATGTTCCTCGAGGGCCAAGCAAGCCTCGCCGCGCAGCTCTCGAACGGTACGCTCCAGCATCACGCCAAAGTTCTTCCGTATGAACTTGGTATCGGCAAGGGCCAGATCCAATGCTGTTTTATACCCCATAACGGTTAATTTTTTTGTAAGCTGCCGACCAACGCCCCAAACTTCAGATACCGGCAACAAGGACAGTAATTTGTAGCGCCGCGCAGCATCATCAAGCACAACTACGCCCCCCGTTTTGCTCCACGTCTTTGCGGCGTGATTGGCAATCTTCGCAAGGGTTTTCGAGGGGCCAAACCCGACACCTATTGTTAGTCCAGTCGCCCGGTAGACGGCATTTCGCAGCTGGTGGCCGAACTCCTCGTAAGACATTGCCTTCCCGAGGCCTGCGCACTCAATGAATAGTTCGTCGACACTGTACTGCTCCACGTTGGCTGATAGAGATTCCACTGTTGCGACAAATCGCGCTGACATGTCTGCGTAAAGCGCATAATTTGAAGAAAATACAATAACTTGATGCTTCTTGATTAAATGTTGCACCTTGAATAGCGGTTCACCCATTTTTAAGCCAGCCAACTTTGCGAGGCGGTTTCTGGCAACAATATTGCCATCGTTGTTTGAACTCACGACGACCGCGCGATTGTCCAAGTCTGGTCTGAAAACCTGCTCGCATGAGGCATACATTGAATTAACGTCAGCAAGTGCAAACATCATGGTAGCGCCTTGTGCAGCCAGAACGTGACAACCCCCCACACTTCGAATGTGTCAGGATCTGGATATATGGGACTGTATGCGGCATTCATCGGCATGAGGCATAGGGTAGGGCGTGTGTGCAACATTTTCACGGTAAACTCGCTATCGACCTTAGCGATGATGATAGAGCCGTGTTTTGCCCGGAGGTCGCGATCCACTATAAGTAAATCGCCATCATGTATCCCGGCCTCAATCATTGAGTCACCTTCAGCCCAGCCAAAGAATGTTGAGTGCTTTTTGGCGATGCAATACTCATTCAGATCCAGGGAGGCATCTTCGTATCCCTGTGCGGGTGAGGGAAACCCAGCACGAATGCGTTCTGCAAATAGCGGGGTGCGCATTTGTGGCACGCTGGCGCTGGGGTGGAGGATAGGGAAAGGTGCTTCTATAAGTTTCATGATCGCTTCCGTAATACTGTATACATATACAGTATATATTGCCGGGAGCGAATTATACAAATACAGCCGTTCGCCATAAAAAAACGCCCTCACTAAGGAGGGCGTTAGACAAGCCTTAACGTAGCTGAGCAGTAGTGCAATTATAGATTTCCGCCAGCTTGGCTAGTGTCGCGGCCTGTGGGCGCTTCGAGCTTTCCCACTGAGACACGGAAGCCTGCGTTACACCCAGCTTTGCGGCAACATCCGCTTGGGATAAGTTGCGATAGATGCGCCATGCAGCCAGCAGGCTCACGTCTTCTTTGACTTTGATACCAACGACAGCATGAGGAATTACGTCATCGTCATTGCTATCTGCTGAGTATGGGACATCTTCATACGCATCATCATTTTCGGCCGCAGCCATAAGACGTTTATAGTCGTCGATCGGTATTACGGCGTAAGCAACGTTGTCGTTGCTATCTTTCAGAAATTGAACGGACATATTTAAATCCTCGACTTCAGGAACAGTTCATAACTCTAACTTAATAAATCATACTTCATACTTATTAAGTGTTAATTTAACGGTGTTGAGGGGGTTTCCCCCCTCACTCGCTTAGCTGTAGGTGTTTGTTGTCCGGCGCTTAACCATCAGTATTTTGATGACCGTTGGCACCCCGTCGATAACTTCAAACAACACTCGGTAATCACCAACCCGCATCCTGTATTCATTATCGCCATCTTTCATCTTTTTGATATCGAGGTTAACGGTGGGAAACCCTGTTAACTGGTCGACCTTCTCAAAGATTTTTCGCTTATACCGCACATCGATGCTATCCAACTGCTTCTCAGCGCGGCGTGACCAAACTATCTCCATACGCCTTACCTTTCCCGTTCTTAAAGAGCATCGCCTTGCGATATGCGACCAATATAAGGTTTTACATAAGGTTATGCAAGCATTATCTTATGTTAATGCTTATATTAATCTTATACTGGATGTGCGGGGCAGCTACTACAAGGGAAATGACGGTTAACTTTATAGCTCAGGCGCGAGATAGAGGCACAATCTTCATGGAGGCATAGAAAAAGCCCACTTGGTGGGCTTGCATGGCTGATGGCATCACGGTCTTGGTCGCCGACCGATCTCATGCCAGATGTATGCGAGACGGCCTACGGTGCCCTGACAATGCTTGCAGCGATACTGCGCTCGACCAAACTCTCCCTCAAGCGTCTCCTCTTGAAACTCATGATAGGGACAAGACTTGAGCTTATCGATATTTGCTTTTACTTGAGCGGCTATTTGCCGCATCCCATCCCCGGAGATACCAACAGCTTCCCCAATGACGTCTAAACCGTTTTTTTTATGCATGTTCTAATTCTCTAATATTTTCCGTTCGTTAGGAGCCAATGGTATTGCCCCTCGAACAATTAGATAAAAGGCCAAAAGGAAGCCGGGGGCCAGTGTGCTGCCTGCAATCGAAATACAGATTAAATAGTGCTCCATATCAATAGTCACAGTGCCTCCACGCGGTTAGAAGGTAGCAATCAGATCGGCGGCATTCTTCCTGGTATCACCTTTACAGCTAAGTGAACGCGGGGCATCAAGCTGGTGGATGGTCATTCCATGCTTGACGTACAGCTCAATGACGTTCGGCGCCCGGCTGTTTGTGATAATGACGGCTGCGCCGCGCTGGTGGGCAGCTGCGAGGTGATTCATCAATGCTTCTTGATCTGCAAAGCTAAACCCACCCGATGAGTAAGTGGTAAACCCTTCTTTTCCGGGTAACGGCTCGTAAGGTGGATCGCAAAAGACCACATCACCGGCGCCAGCTTGGGCTATCGTGCTCTGAAAGTTTTGATGTGAAAATTTGCAGCGCGTCGAAACTGAATGACACACCTTTATCTCGTCAACCGGCAGATAGGGGGACTTATACTTGCCGTAGCTTGTGTTAATGGCGCCAGCGAGGTTGTAACGCATCAGCCCGTTGAAGCAGTGTCGGTTGATAAAGATAAAGTGAGCTGCGCGGGCCACCAGCGGCATGCTGAGCTTCTCATTATTAAACTGCTGGCGTACTGCGGCGAACCCCTCTGCGGTGTTCTTGGTGCCAAATAGCTCCACCAGCGCCGTAATTAACGTGTCCGGCGAAGACTGGATCACATGGTAGGTCGTGATTAGGTCATTGTTTATATCGCCGCATAGATATTCAGGGAAATCGAAGTTCATGAACACCGATCCTCCGCCAACAAACGGTTCGATCAGACGTTTGCCTACTGGAAGGAATTGGGCGATTGTTGGTAACACCGAGGATTTACCCCCTGCCCATTTAAAAACGGAGCGTACTGGCTTCTCCCGGAGTGGGGCGCGTGTAGTCAAAGTATTCGCAGAAGGGCAGGTTACTTCCATTCCGATTCCCCCCCAAACGCGACTAATGTGTCGTTAATCACCTCTGCCACTGTCTCTGCCATCAGCAAAAAATCGGCTCGTTTACGAACGTCAGAGCCGCTCTCGTCCTCCTCTTGCATTTCATCGTTCATTTCTAAGAACAAGTCGGAGAACTTCAGGCGTTTGAACGAGCAATCATCGGTCATCATGAAATTGACGTGGAATTTTGTGGCGTGGAACATGCTGAGGTTTGTGACCAGTTTGCCGCTCGATACTGTGGACTCGATTGTGTCGCTACCTAAAGGCTCATTTCGGAATGATGTTGTTCCACCCTCAGAGAGAATGCTTACCATGCGGGCATCACACTCCCCCTGCATGTGGAGCGGCGCCGGGGCTTCCCCTGCCTTCATCCATTCGGTCATTACCAGTTCGATAGGTTCTTTGGTGGTGATTGGCACAACCGGCAAAGAACCCAGCGTTTTTCGAAGCAATGCCAGCACATCCTCTGCGCGTTTAGCATTAGTGGTATCAACGATGATCCTCCCCTTATCTTGGTCAATCCAGAGCTGCGTCTCTACCTTTCGGGTGAATGCTCTAGGGAGTAGGTTTTGCAGAACCTCATCTTTAATTGTCGCGCGCTCTGCGTGCTTTAGTCGGCGGTGTTGTTCTTGCTCCAACTGGTTAACACGTTCATTAACTTGGGCTTTTAGGAAGTCGGGAGGAATGACCTTTTTCTCGGTCAGCATAGTGATCAGAATGTGGTTCTTCATCTGAAGCGAGAATTGTTCTTTGCCATCGAGAGCCTTCCACCCGCTACGGCTCATGTCGTGTGCTCCGCACGGCGTGAATGCCATTGCTTTCAGCTGCTCATTGAGATTTTCCGGCGCTATAGCCCCGGAGCGATGTAGATACACCACCGCATTTTTGAACAGGGTAAACAAAGGGTTCTCCTTGATGTTTTGTAAAACTAATTTCAAATTAGTTTAACAGAGTTAATGCTCATTCACGTCAACTTTTGTGCGGGTGACGCTGGTGGTTATGTGAAGAGTTACCAGGAATGTAGCGGCCATATTTGAGAGAGGGAGGGGGCTTGGAGTGAGGCAAAGCAATATGCCAAATGGAGTAAAGGGGCTATCCTATAATGGCTTTTAAAATAGATAGTTAAATGGATTACTGCAATTTTTAGGCTTAAGGAAGGTTTTATGACTACGGAACAAAGCAACTACATCTCACAGCAAAACGAGCCAAGAAACTATACCAGCGAGGAAAAGATGATGATCATCCAGCTCGCAGGTGTCTTGTACTCGCCGGAAAAAATTCAAACTCTTTGGGAAATGTTTTCCGCAATGAACAAGGATATTGAGGATTTGAAGGACGTGGAAAAGAGAGCAGATCTTGATTATGGAAACACTCACGTAGTGAGCGAAAGGAAGCAGCTCAACATAACGATAGCCGCAGCTAGTCGCAAACGGAAAATGCTCCAACAAGAATACAATATCCTTATCAAGGAGCATCATCTTGTTGTAAAACTAAAATCCTTTGAGAAGGAAGTTAAGGCGCCATACGAACCTAACGAAAAAATGATTGAGTTGTAAATCTAGGCACATGACTGAACAGAAGTTATCCACAAATTCTGTTGATAACCGCCGGACGCCGGCGGTTTATCGTGCTCAAGCTTTGTCAAAGGCTATCTGAGCACCTTTGAAGCTAATCTTCCCACCAGCGGTAAAATCCATATTGCCAGCCGCCTTCACGTCCACATCACTGGCAGCGACCAACGTCACTTTGCCACCTGCACTGATAAACGCATCGCTACTGCTGATCATATAGGATTGACCAGCCTCATTCATTCCAATGGTAGAGCCATCATCGATACGAGTAATGGCATAACCACCACCAACAGAGCGCACCTCAAGCAGGCCGTTGCGTTTCAGTACCGCGTCCTTTGTTGAGTTGAGCTTTGGAGCTGGTGGGGCGCCTTCAACGTCTGGGGGCGTGTACTGGCCGCCCTGGCCCGAAGCCTCGGGAGGAACGTTAGGCACACCACCGGGCCAGTCTTGTGCCGCACCTATAATCATGGGCCGTCGTGAGTCGCCTTCATACGGAAACTCTACCCATACTAGATCGCCTGCAATGGTAGGGACAAAACCGCCCCCAATCGGTAGTAGGTATTCAGCCCAAGGCAGAGCCGAATCAGCCATATCATCCCACTCATGCATTAGGCGTATCTGTGCTTTCATCATCCCGCCCTGGTGCACGGTACTGACGATTTTAGCTCGGCGTTTTCCAATGATTTTGTTATGCACCTTTCACTACTCCCAATATCATCCGACAAACGTAAGAGCGGCGGTCTTCATAGTGTGTCACCCCCATTATCACCATGCTGCTTTCTACTGACTCATCGAGTGAGCTATCAGTGTCATAGCGCTGAATAAGCACCGTGATCTGTTGGCCCACAGCCAAACTGGCGTTACCCTCACATTCGACATCGAGTTTCGGGATAATTGTCAGAGATAGGTTCATCAGAACTTCACGGTTGGCATCGGAGATCATCTTGATTGGGAACTCCTTTTTACCAATCGCGATATACCCCTCTGTCTCACTGTATGCAGAAAATCGATAACGAACCTTACTCAGATAGGCCTCATCCTGAGTTAGATGTCGTGCCTTTGTGAAAAGGTTCTCCGCAGATGGGTTATTGGTTTCGTACTTGGCTACCGGCTTCAGTTTTTGCAGTGCCGACAGTGTTCTAACACTCAGGGTTCCCCGAGCAATCCAGGCACGGGCACCGTGGTCACGGGCTATCTTATCGATTAATGCCGAAGGTTTGGCGCCAGGCACAAGGTGATAGGTGGTCATCCGGTTAAAAGGATCTGCGACCAACTTCAGTTTTTCACCAGATAGCGCGCTCAACATATCTTTAGGGTTTTGGTCGACAAAGAACCGAGGTGATACCGTTTTCTGATGGAGCTGATGCAAAGCCTTTGGAATCGCAACAATGCGTACCGTATCGTTCGCGTAAGGGCAGGAAACGATGGTCATTTCATCGCTCCAGCTCATACCACCATCGCTGTCCCCCATGACGGCCACCAGCAGAGATCCCTCTTTCATTTTTTTCTCATTCATAAGCTGGTTGTTGACGTCACGAACATGCAATTCCAACGCCGGCGACTGCATATTCATGTGTTCAACGTAAGCCGAAGTGGTGACCATTTCCCTGGGTACTTCAGCACCATCGATCACAACGGACTGAAGGAAAAACTGGTTAAGCTGTCCGGCCATCTCAGTTCTCCTTCACGGCGGCAATTACGTTAGTTAGCGCACGGTGGGGGACAACGGCAAGCGCACGTATCACATCGACTGAGGCTGTCAGAGTCGTCTGCACTGCGAAAATACGGTCGTCACCGATTGGTGCTGAAATATCGGTAAAGGATAAATCGCGGCTATCGGTAAGCGTTACATCCAGATCCAGCTCCACGAGCGCCAGTTTAACCGGCGCCGATAATGAACGGTGTTCAGAGAAGCGCAGCTGTACGCCTATCGTGTTGATCAGAAGGGATAGCGTTTCCTTTTCCGCCGCCAGCAGAGTAATTGTGTATGTAAGAGAGGCGTTTGTGGAATCGATCGCGGCGTAAGGCTGACCGTCCTTATCCTCAACGATGTTAAAGCCGTATGAATGCTTGAGATCCCGTTTTTGCTCTATAGGCATAAATGCAGTGTCAAAAGAGCGTGAAACGTTAATCACCGGTAAGGCCTGTTTATTCATAACCGGTTTATTTGGCGTATTTTTCCAGCTGTCGGCCTTGCGTAGGGCACGCAGAAATTCGGCTACATCGTCAAACTTACCGAAAACGACGCGATCGGCTGGTGGGCTTTCTATAAACCTAACAAAGGCCGCGTTCTCAAGGGTTTCTGTGTTAATCGAGGCGCCGTCAAACATGCGGCTAATGTAGGTAGCGATAGCGTTATCAGCTGATTGGAAGCCTGAAATTTCAAATTCGCCCGTTGGCTCCAGTCGCAGTTCGCGAAAGCGAGAGATCAATTGTTCCATCATTGGGCCACCTCGGGCGTTCCCTCAAAGTTACGGGCAGGGATGCAGTAATACAATGAACCGACTGCTGCGGTTCCGTATGTGAATATTCGATGGACATACCACCAGCAGCGAACGGTGGAACCCTCAGACAACGACTCGTTCCATTCGAGAATAGAACCCACAGGTACAAAGGCGCGGGCCGCAGGGTGAGGGTTACCGTTTTCATCTTCGCCGGTATCAATTGCCTCCATTTGCGGCGCTATACGGAGCAGTAGAACGTCATCAACACCGCCGTCTTGCTCGCCGTCGTTATCCATTGCATCCAAACCCGCGCGTTCATCGGGGCAATCCAATACAGCCACGGCGACGGGGTCGCCATAGGTAAGCGTCTTTTGGTTGTTATTTAGTTCGGTAAAACTCGGCTCCAATGGTTGGCCTTCATCGTCTAACTCAACTTCCTCGGCATCGCTTGGAACGAACAACAATGCATCAAAAGAGAAAGGGTCGGCCGCTATGGCCCGTTGCCAGTCTCGTCGAACCATGTCGTTAAACGCAGCGTGGCCGGAGTAGCGGCTTTTTAATGACTGGGCCGGACGTGTAGAAATGCTATTGGGGATAGTGGCAGCAGATGGTAAATCTGCGCCCTCAGCCGTGTTGTCATCAACGCTGCTAACAGCATCGCTAATGTCAGTGAAGGCCTGTTGTTCTGGTTCTGGCGTGCTGGTGGGCACCTCGGGAATAGGATTTGCCTCGATCGGCAGGTTCTCTGGTAATTCTTCTTCATTTTCTGGTTCGAAAAATTCACTAAAGCGGCTCAATGCTTATTCCCCAATGTGGTCTTAATGTGCTGCTCGAAGGCTTTGGCGGCTTCCTCTGGTGTTTTTCCTGCCATTACCTGGGCGTCGATAAAAATTTGTCGTTGCAGCTTTAGCAGGTCAGTCACCTGGCGTTTGTATTGCTCCAACTCGTCCGAGCGCTGCTTCGCCTTGGCTTCGGCAACCTTCCTGCGAGCGCGTTCTTGCGCAGTTACCTGGCGGGCACGTGCCAGCTTTGATCTGGCATTGCTGAGGGTGGTTTTGTCTTTGTCGGTGAGCTTGCTTTGTAATGCGTCAATGCGTTTCTGATAACGCTGGTATTCAGCGCGGACTGCGGCTTGGTTGGTTTTACCTTTCCTGTTGCGATTGAGTTGCTTAATTTCGCTCTCGCTAAAGTATTCGTGGGTCTTCTTACGATCGTCACCGAAGTGGTGGCCCTTCGATGCCTTGATCAGTGATTCGATAATACGTGTTTGCCAACCTGCACCTTGCATACGAGTGAATGCGTGAATGATGTGCTTACAAGCCACCCCACGCAGGTTCGGGTTCTTAATTTTTGGGAAGACGTATTCTTTAGGCGGCGCTATGGTGAAGTTGCCCGCCGTGGCGATATAGCGATACCAATACATGTAGCGGCCGCAGTCACAGTTAATGGAGGCACGGCCGGCCACCAGCTTCCGTACCAGGCGCATTAAGGTAGCCCGGTCATTGGTTACGTTTTCGAGTGCATCCTCCCATTCTTCAAATCTGAGCTGCACCAGGTGGCTGGAGTCCAAAGAACTGTTGGAAGCGGTCACGCGAATTTGGGCAATGTTATGTTTCAAGCCAATGAAGGAGGCAGACGAAATGCCTGAGCCATCATCAACATTGTTATTTGCCCTCTTAACGTCGATGGACTGGGAGTGGGCCACCAGTTGCCCATATGTGATACCAGGCTGAGTATTGGTGAACTTTTTCTTCGCCTCGCCCCGACTGGCCTCAAATCCTTTCAAATCATCCAGGGTGAAGAAAGTGCCGTCCTTCTTTTTTCCAAGCCCAATGACGTCTTCTAAGTGTTTGTTCTTCAGTAAAGATGGTGTGAGGTGTTTGCTCCCATTTCTCCGCCGGCGCGCCTGTGCACGTTCTTTCTGGATCTGGTCAAATAGGCGGGTAAATTGTTTCGGTGATAAGCCATCAGTGATGTATCGCCCGTTGTCGTCCTTCTTGAAGTCGTCCACCGTATCCCCCTGTTATAACGTTTGGGTTACGGGTAATTCGCCAGTATCCACGTAATGGCGAATCCGGTCGCGAAGCCAGGCAATTGACGGTACGGACAGCGTGGCGCCGATTGGTAACGGCTCGTATTCAGCCTCAGTGCCGGCCAACAGCCGCACGCACCACCGTAGCTCATGCGTCCCCCAAATACGGTGGGCGATAAGGTCGGGGCGGTACTCTTCATCGGGTTTAATATCGTAGCGCTGTAGGTCGATGTCCTGGCTGGTGGATTTGCGGATCACTTCATTATGAAGGTAAGCCCTGATGATAGGGTCTTCGATGCAGCGATCATCTAATCGGTTGTAGGTGCTCATAAGATAATCGTGTCCTTGTCATCCATTCTTTTACCTGCCAAGGTTGCAGCCGGCGTATGCTTCGCTTGGACTGACTGTGTGATCCAATCTGCGCTGTGCCTTGCATCACTGCTGTCAGAATGGAGCGCGCTCATCATGCGTTTGAAGTAGCCGGCGCTGCCGACGGGTTGATAGAAAGTGCCGTAACAACAAAGGATCGTCAGGATATGCTCTGGACGCAGCTCGGCCCAGGCGATGTTGTAGATTGGCTCCCCATTTGAGTTGTAGGAAACGTCGACGATGGAATGAGGGATATCGAACCGACTTGCACCATCTTTCGGCGTGATAATGGCATTGGTGCGTTTAAGCTCGTTGTAACGATCAAGAGCGACAGATATTACGGGGTAGCCGTTGTTATGCTTATCGCTGAGTCGGACGCGATTTGCGCCGGTAGCTTTCGATACGTCACCGGAAACTTCGTCTACGAGCGAAACCATACCTTTGTTGACGTAACCCAATAGAGTAGGGATGAGCTGACCATTGATATCGGACAGGTTGGGGGAGTATTTCGTCACGTTACCCATGACGAGGACGTTATCTTTATAAACGGCTCTCAACATCTGGGCGCTTGGGCCAGAGAGAGTGGCGACACAGATCGGTAAAACCATAATTCACCTTTGCAGAAAGAAAAAAACCGCCCGGAGGCGGCTCATTTCTGCATGGGCATTCGGCTGTCGCGCTGAAATTGTGGTTTCGTGTCGAAAAGCAAAACCCCAAAACCGAACCGCCCTAAGCGAAAATTATATTAGTTTTACGCAACGCGAAAGTAAAGCACTTATATCACCAGTTCCCCAGATTCAATTTTGTCTACCAGCGATATAGCCAGATCAAGGAGAAAATCTTGAGTGTTATTGCGCCGCTCAAAATCTGTTTTACCTCCAACGGTACCGCAAGCATGCACCGGAATTAACCAAGGGAAGCGCCGCCGGAATTCCGACGGGGCAGCATGCTGGTGGTGCCAAACACAAAGGGGGAGTATTCGCTTATGTGCGCCGGGTTTTACGCGCCCATCGATGTGATGAAGACTGACCTCGTATGATTTTTGTCCGTGGAGTAAGCAAGCAATACAGGGCAACTTGCCCATTCTGTCCATGAACCGCCGTTCTTCGGCTGTAGGTGTGCGACCGTAGTTTTTCAATGTAGATACAATAATTAGTTTATTAGATGGACGATAACAACTTTATTGCCATCGCCCACCATTGTGGATTAATCGGCGTTCGCAGTGGTCAGAGGGGCACTATCTGTATCCTCAGAGTCTTCTCCACCAGCATTCGCTTGAGCTTCTGACTCGGGCATGTTTTCTTCAGGCTTTGTTGCAAGAGCCGCTTCAATAATTCCGGCCGCGTTATCTGGAGAAATGCCGATAACAGCATACTCATCGAGTTCTGGCACATGCACGACGTCGTTGCCCATGTCAGTGTTAGCCAACATCCAAGCATAGGTATTATCTCCCATCCACTGGAGTGACGGCTTATCCCCATCGACTTCAGGGCGAAGAAGATAGGCTTTGCGACCGATACCGGCGACACGTAAAGCAGCAAAGCATACTGCCTGGATGAGGGAATGTGATGTTTCTGAGACTGGTTCCTGGGTGCCGACTTTCAATCCTGTATTCGCCATATCATTGGCGCCATAATTGGTGTTCAGTTCAACGCGCCACTGGCCTACTAGGTTACCGTTCTCAAACAGAATAGGTGAAGCGATCAGGCCCATAGAACGAATTAAGCTTTGGCAAAATGCGATGTTATTGAATGGTGACAGTTCTGGCATGCTTTCAAAAGCGGAATAATCAGGTTCACTTCCTTCCGTAACCTGTTTACGAATCCAGGTGCGTGAACCATCTTGTGCAACGAAAACGTTAGCCGGCCCTTGGCTGGCAATATGGTCATGCTTAAGCCCGGCGAGCAGTGCCAGGGCATTGGAAGCTTCGAAGGGATTCAAGCCGCTGTCAGTTGTGGTCAATGTGAGGTGATCGTTCAAGCGGTATTTCATTGGCGTTCCTTAAATAAGTTTAAACGGACAGGGGGGGATTGACGGGCTTGGTCATCAAAAGCAGCAGCTAAGTCGGCAATAATATCCCCAAATTTTGAGTCACAATCAGCCACACCTCGAGTAGCAACCTCTTCAGTAGCTTGCTCCACGAATGCTATAGCGCGGCTGATATCTGGCATGGTGTAATCGATAGCCAGATCACGCAGGGCCGGGTGATGAAGTAGCTCCACCCCTAAGACAACAACGGAGGTTCCTGCTTTGACGCCAGCTGCCAATGAGACACGACGGCCATTCAGAGAGAAGACCTTGCGGGCATGGATTTTGGACACAAAAACCCCCATTGATGTACAGGAGGCGCATTATACACCTAATACTATATTAGTTTAACGAAACATTTTTTTCATCACTGCCGCTACGTCATTTATTGTTCTTGGTTTTTCTAACAGCTTTGAGTTCTTCAAACAACATGCTGAAGTGTTCAACGCGTTCTTCTAGTGCTGATAGATGTCGCACCTTTTCTGATTCTGGTAGTGCGTTGAATAGAGTTATTAACTTCGCTTGCCGCTCGTCCAACTGGCGAGGTAATTCATCTGCGGGAATAGGGCGCTCGGCATCATCACCGTATAGCAACCAAGTTGGAGAGCAACGTAGGACGCCCCCCAGTGAAAAGAGGTTTTTCCCTTTTGGTTCAGTTTCGCCATTTTCCCACTTAAAGATAGTTACATGAGAGACTCCTACAGCATCGCCGAGGCTCTGTTGAGTGAGGTCTAACTCTGTTCTGCGTGACCTTATGCGATCGCTTAGATAGCTGATTTTCGACATGATAATATATCCTTAATCCTTTGTTCTTGTTCCATTTTCCATTAGGTCAAGCATTGCTCCTCTTTGTGCCTCGATATGTCGGATATATCCCATCAATGTTTCTGTTTTCGTCCATGTCCCTTCCTGCATGATTTGTGGAACGCTGTAACCTGCGGCGGCCATGTCTTGTGCAGCCCCAACACGTGCGCTATGACCAGTCCAGCATGTATATCGATCCTTATTGCCTTTTCTGTCGCTTTTCCCGAGTGATGCCCAAGCATCAGAAAATATCTTTTCGATGGCCGGTGCGCTCAGCGGGGTTGAGGTGTTAATGATAGCCTTGTTTGTTCTGTGTATACGACAAAACAGGAATGCATCAGGGTGATCAGAAAGTCCGGCGGCATTTATCCAGGAAGTAAGGCGCTCGCTAGACAAGGCGCTGAGTGATTTTGTAACCCCACCAGCCTTCAATATCGTCTTCGTGTACGCTACGTTCAGGATGATCCGGCCATCCTCCGCGCGCTCAATATCACGAACGCGAAGGCGTCCTATTTCACTCATACGAAGCAAGGTGCTGTACGCAACGTGAAGGAAAGCAAGATTACGAGTGAGCGCAACACGCTGCGAGTCTGCCCAAATGGAATCTATATTGAGAAGATCCTCGCGGCGAAACGGCACAGCCTGACCTGTCCGCTCACCAGAAACGAGCGCGGAACGCCGCGTTAACCTCATCGCCCTCGCAATCGTCGGAGAGCTTGTGGGAGATACCACTTGCGCCTGGCGGTGCAACATCGAAATCAGTGATACATGAACCTCGATTGAACCGACCGATAGACCGGAGTCTTCCAAATGTGAAATATAGTCACGTAGATCCGCACTTTTCATAGGAAAAAAAGTCCGCCCCTCTTTCTCAGACCACGCCGCAACAATACGCATGACGCTAATTAACTGCGCCCAGGTGTTCGTAGAGAAGGCACCTTTATCACGAACGAACTCACGCAGACGTTGAGAAATATCGTCTTGAGCACCAACTGCTACCAATGAATTCAGGTCTGTAACGCCGCTCATAATTTAATAGCCCTTAAATTTACACTTGGTAGCGCTACGTGAAAAATATTAAATCAACAAGGGTAATCCCTGTCAGATTTTTTGTAGCGTTACCTATTTTTGTGTTGCTACTTTTTCAGTCCGGTGCCGGTAACCATCAAACAAGTGCTCCACCAATGAATTACACGCCTCTAACCCTGACAGTGATTAGGACGTCACTTTTAGCGATTTTCTGTCACGCGGGACGTTGTGAACAATTTGTGAACACTCCCACCAAGGAGCGCAGTCAACTCATAGGTCAGTGACACAGAAAATATTTTCTAATGCGGATGTGTTGCGATCACCCCACTACCACTTTTGTGAAACCTTCTAACTTTATATAAGTCCCATTATATAAAGTTATGGCGAAGGAGTACAGATCCGGCTTAATTTGACTTAAGAGTCCTTCTTTTGGGGGGTAAGCTGATTTTGTGAAGCGTGACTCAGATAATCCAATCTATTTGTTATAAACGGCGAATAGTAACAACGTTTTTAATGCGTAAAAGTAGCGTTTTCATTTGTTATAATTTGTAATGGACAGCGATCTAAAACCAGATAAAATAGCGCCGATGTGAAAAACTAACTGACTATTATTGTAAAGGGAGTTTCGTGAGTTCTTTAACCTCGCCCGACGATGAGCAGATATTGCAGTCGGCTAAGCATAACTTTATTAGCAGTAGGTCTTCTTCTTTCATCGCGGAAATGATGTGTATATTAAGTGCTGAATTTCCGAGTTCTTGTGTGCAGGAGGCACATCGCAGAATCAAAGCTCTTACCAACATTCATAATGCGCATTCAAATAGTTTTAGTGGTTAATTTTTAAAATTTATTTGGCGTCTATGGCCCCTTGTAGGGGTCGCTAACCCCTCCAGCAAACTGAACCCATCCGACCACTCCCGTAGCGATTTGCAGCCCTCTATGGGGGTGTGTAGGTGCGGAATTCTCTTAAATAGCCACCTATCTCTACGATCCAACAAAAAACATTCTCAATTCGTGTTGAAACGTATTAAAATAAAAAGTGTGTCTGTTTATCTAATAGATAATTAGAATTTTTAGATGTATCCAGAATGGATTGTGCAGCGTTAATTAACGTATGGGAATGAATAATAGAATGAATACTGCCCTGTTCGATACCGCGTTTAAAGCCTTTAAGGAAGTACGGAGGGAGTGGATTCAGATTTTACAGCGCTATGCCGTGTACATTAACGACACCGGAGACGGCGTGCAACGGCCTGTGGCGGTGATCAATGATCCTGAGATAATGGCGCGCCTGCGTCATTTACAGCTTGAATGGGAGCGTTTTTACCTCCTGGCTGAATCTCGCCGTCTTAAAAAGCTGTCGCCGCTCCCGGTTTCGCTGTATTCGCCGGTGCCGGTTATCGCAACGAGCGGTGATCTGGCGGCTGTCATTGTCACCCAGGCGGCCAATACCATGAAGTGGCACAGGGATAAGGTAATCATGTCCCTAGAAAAGAAACTAGCTCAACATATGAAAATGCGCCGGTTGGTAGAGTCTGGTGCATTACCACAGAATGAACTGCCTTTAATTAATGCGACCATCGCCGTATATGAGGCTGATTTGGAGCGCTTCAACGCAATGCCTGAAGGCACTATGCTTGTTCGCCGGCAAAGCGGTTATACCGACGTTATCGTAAAAATTAAGAATGAGGCTTCACAAGATGAGGTGTCGACTCTGAGTTCTATCTTTGATGGGTTCGTGGAAACGGAGGTTATCCGTGTTGGCGCCTATGGCTGCGTTATCGATGGCTCTAAGTTGAAATACGAGCCTGTCATTGACGACAAAACAACGGCGGAGACTCGCCGTAATGTTTATGCCAACGTTACGCCAGTACCGTGCGCGCTGATGAGTTCTAATGCCTCGTTATATCTGCTAGATGACGTTAATCGTGCTAAAGCAGAAGCGAAACAAGCTGCGCTGGATGAGCGGCGCAAAACAAGCCGCCATGTAATGCGGGCCTCTCGCGGCCATACAGATGATGTCGCAGAAGAAAAGAAGCCACTTCGCACGCGGATCTCAAGCAAAGCCGTCCCGAAAAATTGACGCACACACCCTTCCATTTAAATGCTGCGAGGAAGAGGCTACGCTGCCCCTTCCTCTGCATCATCAAAGTCATCCAGGTATTTCAACGCGTCCACTCGTACATTTTCCCTATCGAAACCAACGTCATCATTTGCGGCTACAAAGTCCACCAGCATCGAGAAGCAATACGTATCCCATAGATCTGGTGATTTGATATTAAGCTTCTGCCGCATTACGGTTTTCTTCATGATTACGTTCTGTCCCATCTCATTTATATCGACAGGGATTTTACTAGCTTGCTCAGCTGTTTTAGGGTTCGCATCAAGGCGCATACGACCGGACTTAATCGCATCCCTTGCCATTATGTTGGCAAAAGCGCGCTGGTTGGCGAATCGTTGTTTATCGTCGCGGGAGTGCATTGGCTTACCCCAATTTATACGAACAACAGGCACACCAAGGGACTCTAGTTCCCTCACTGTTGCATCGCCAATGCCGTCGGCATCAACGGCTATTGTTATGTTGGGGAACTTCTCTTGAGTGCATTCCTGAAAGATATAGTGAGCAAATTTGACGGGGTGACAGTCGCCGGCCATCTCCATTACCAAGAACGGAACAACTCGCCTTGTGTGGCGCCGGCCGGACACCCTGAAAATACTCAACACTGATTTGTCACGGCCGTTACCAACGTCACAACACGCAACCCAACCCCAGCCTTTATGCAGACGTACTTTCCGCCTTGCTGCCCGTTCGCACTCATCACGTCCCAGGAGGAAGCCATGAGCATTTTTAGGGAACAGGCCTAATACTTTAATTTGATACTCGGGGTTGTCACGACCACCGTACTCCAACAGCTTACTGCGTATGAACTTCTCATTTACCCACGGGGATTCTTCTGAGTTGAGCGTAATAGCTGTAAAGTCACCCCTTGGGTTTTCCTTAGAGCGCGCAAGCTTGTGATGGGAGTCGTAGAAATAGCCACTTGGTCGAGTTGGCTGGGATATCAGTAATAGTCGGTTATCGTCCTCTGTCAGTGCGCCAGTGATGATACCGAAAGCTTTGTCGTTAACACCTGACGCTTCATCGATGATGTAAAATAGGTGTTTAGCGTGTTCGCCTGCAAGCGCCTCTTCATTACCACGTCGGAAGCCCTTTGGAATGACTGTCCAGCTGCCTTTATTGGCGATCTCATAGAAAGACGTATCAGTGATTACAAAGTAGTTCTGGAGCCACGGTTGACGGCGAACGCACTCGTTCCAGTTTTGCTTTATATATTTGAAAATACCGGTCATTACCTGTTGGATCTTGTTCGCAACGATAATGACGCGCGCACCTGGGTAAAACATCAGGTAGCACAGGATCATGATAGAGGTCATGTCCGATTTACCAGTACCATGCCCCGATGCAACAGTGGTGCGGCTACCAGTATCTTGGGCGGCGTTGATAATCTCTTCCTGTTGCCAGCTGGGGATCTTACCGAACAGCTCCACGGCTGCCAGGCTCCAGTCATAGCGATAGCGGATTACCATATCCCGCCAGCGGGGGTCTGTTGTGACCGAGCGTATCGTTTTACGCGCCATCTCTTGCCCCTCCTGGCCCATATAACTCATCGTCGGTTAGTTCGTCATCAAACTCCTCGTCAGACTCAAATTCACTACTGATAAACTCGCCTTCGCGTCCATCTCCATCGGCGTCAATATCTCCGTAACTACCTTCATCAACGATCTGCGCAACCATTGCTCGCCGTTCTGCAATAAAGTCCTCTTTACCCTCCCTCATAGCCTTATGCTTTCTTGCTTCTGCATCGATTTGTTCATCATCAACGGTACTTGTATTGTCATCAGGCTCAGGTGGCTTGGTGGCCTCTATACGGGCTTGCTGCATCAAATGAGGTGGAACTATGCCTCCGTTTGCTTCGATGAACTCTGCCGTCTCCTGATAGCTCCAGTCGTGTTCCTTTTGCTGTTCATAGGCCACCGCAATCAGATTCAGAGTTTCCATTTTGATGCTGTGGGCCTCTTCCTCTCTGCGCGACTTCAACATCACTGAACGTAGTGCACTCATCGATTTGGCTGTTTCACCGATCCCTACACTGACATTGAGTAGCATCTGTAGCGTTTTGTGTACCGGGTGCGTGCCTCCTTCATCTGGTTTGAAATCGCCAGCCTCCTCGTCTAACCGGTCGAGACTACGATTGCGAGCGCGCTCCATGAGCTTTAAGTGGGAATAGACCATTGCAATTGAGCGAGCTTCTAGGGTGTTAATGAAGTTTGGATCTCGCATTTCCTCCAGGGTGTCTTCTACATCCTGGGGGCGAGGCGTTGCATAACGGCCATGAATAATGCACTCCTCGTTCATGTGTCCAAAGCGACGGCCGCCCCGCGCTTTAGGCACATGAAGCAGGGCCGCATCGTCCACCCCGTTCTCCGCCGGGAAAGTGATCTTTTTGTCGCTTGCATGATCACGTGCTTTTCGTGATCTCTTATGGTCTGCCGCCTCAGCGCTAAATCGTGCTTCACCAGAGCTGGTGCGGGTTCGTCGCACATTTTTGGGGGCAGTGATCACGTGATCACTTTCGCTCCCGATAGGATGATCACTTGAACGATCACGTTTGTGATCACCTTTAGAGGCCTTTCCTGCTGGCGCTTTCTTTGGTTTATTCTTTGGAGCTGGCTGCGACTGGTCTGCCGACCTCTTTTTCAGCTCCCTACGGGCCGTATTTGCGTTCAAGCCGTGGGCTTCAGCATATTCCTTGACTGTGATCCCTCGCTCATTTTGGAGCGCGGCAAATCTTTCTCTGTGCTCATCCCAGGTCATTCGATGCTACTCAGTGGCCTAATTTCAGTACGTGCAACGCGGTATATCAAAAGTGAGTAATGAAGCTGGCATTTTTAGATTTATCATGTTTTTGAAATCATTAATTAACCATTTGCAATCAAATATCATCTCTTTGCTTGAATGGAAGATCGCAGTGAGATAATCTCTCACCGTGTTTTACCTAACAGAGAAAAAGGCGAAAAAAAATGAGCAAAAACAAACCAGTTTATGTGGCTTTAGACTGTGGCTCTGGCAATGTTGCTACCGTAATGGAGAATAAGGGCGAGGTTCAGATTCGTGTAACTCCATCGTTTGTAGCGAGAGTGCTGGGACAGGCGAAAGAAAGCGACTCGAAGACTAACTGGGTTACCACGGGTGCCAGCGGCGAACTGGAAACCTATGCTGTGATGAATAAGGCTATCGGCGCCATTGATACCCGGACACCCGATTATCAACTGAGCGCGGCTTGTCGTGTGCTTGTAGTTAATGCTTTGGCACAGCTCAAACTTGGCGGCCGCAAAGTAGTGATCGCTGACACCTTGCCGGCAGACCAGTATTACGATGATAACAACGCCATAAACCGCCAGCAGATCGAGCTGAAGAGAAATTCCTTGATGACCGCGGTAACCAACGCCACCAGCGAAATTGCTTCACCTGACATCGTGTGTGTTGAAATCATGCCGGAAGCCGTGACCGCATATAATGCAGCCCTATACACCCAGGATGGGCAAGATAACCCGTTCCTGATTGGTGCCAAGGATGTAGCCATTATCGATATTGGTCGCTATACCTGCGATATCGCACACTTGGATTGTGACAACCATACCCTGTTCTCACGTGGCACAACCCCTCGCGGTGTTCATATCATGCTGGAAGCGGTCAAAATGCAGATGATTGACCAGGCAGAAACGATCGGTATCCCTGTGGAGAAAGTTCGCGTGATGACGCTCGATGACATCGACTCCATTGTCCGCAAGGGCTACTACGGTTCGAGCATTGAAGCCTTGAAAGATAAACGGGTGTATCTTGACCATATCATCTCGGCTGCGGCAGCAAGCTTCGCAAGTGAAATCAACTATGCTCTCAAAACCATTGTTAAGTCACTTGGCAGCATCGATGCGCTGATTATTGTTGGCGGCGGCGCATACTATATTGGTGGCCTGCTTCGAGAAATGCCTAACTTTGTTGCGGATTGGCATGATAACGTTGTGATACCCCACCAGCCGGAAACTGCGGTCGCACGTGGTGCATACCTTGCCCTATTGGCCCGGCATGATGTGGAAGATCAAACAACTGAAATTGAGGCTTAATTATGGCTGAAAACAAACGCCGTCTACTTCAGCTTAATCTGGATAAAGTTGCAGCTCACAGCTATTTTGGAAAACGCTTTGTCGATAAGCACCAAAAGACTGATGCTCTGGTATCCCGGCAGGCACTGCTGTTCAACTCGATCAGCATCGGCAATATGATTATCGAAAGCGGTTTGGATAGCGCCTTTAAAGCCCTGGATAATGCGACGTTTGCGAACGCCAGTAAGGCTGATCGAGCCGAAATGATTCTTCGAGCGTTGGAGCTATTTAGCGGAGTTAAAACCACCAGCGGCAAAGCTTCTCAGCAACCCCCTGAGCCGTCAGTGCAAAGGGTTGTTGAGTCAGGGCCACCAGCAGTGAAAGCTGAAGACAAGCCCGTGGATCAGACACCTGAAGCGCCGGCTGAAGAATACAGTGACAGCGCCGAAACCACAAAAATGTCATTGCCGTTAAAACGTGATAAAGCCCGAACGTTTAGCTAATAGGCTGTGAAATAACTCCCTTCCAAAAGCCATCGCACTCAGCATGGCTTTTTCCTTTGCATCGCCCCTGAGTGTTTCCTTGATGATGGTAGTGGATAGGTCGGTGCGTCTACCATTGCGGAACTTGAAGTAATGGCTGCTGATAGCTTTCAAGTGGAAAGTTCGCGGCCGGATCTCGTCATAAAGCACGCAATCCGCCTGGTTGGAACGGTAGAAACCTTTCAACCGTATATAGATGTCATTTTTTTCTATGAGGAGGCCTGGATATGCTTTCTGGAGAAGAATAGTTAGCTCGGGGGCTGAGACAGGCCTATTTAGTCTCAACATAAAATCTGCGACTTCTGCACTGTTGATGCGTGGGCGATTTTCCTGCATTGCGTCCTTCACTCTGCTGTGTTGCGTAAAACTAATTAAAGCATTCGGGACGATAATAGCTGGAGAACAATGACCTTTCAAATGCGCTATTGAGCCGGAAAACTCACAAGTGCTAAGGCGGGCGAGGTTTCTCCTGTTAATGCATTACTAATTAACTAATTATTTTAGACCGCTTCGTAAGCCATCTTCATTTTTTAGTACAATGTTCTGTTTTCAGCTAAAAATGACATAGTGACTTACACGGCACACAACTGTCGGGATTTACCAATTCTATTTAACTAACAGGATGTTAGACCAAACCCACAAAACCAATTCCCATCATGGTAAAATTGGAATCCAGCGGCGCCCTTTTAATAACCGGAGAAAACATGGCTATATATAACGGCTTGCAGTTCAGAACGAGACTTGAGGCCCGCTGGGCGGCATTCTTTGATTTGGCTGGATGGGAATGGCACGTAAACCCTGTAGCAGTTGATGATTGGGCGCCAGATTTCCGCGTCACTTTCCCTTGTAGGCACTCCGAATGTGCCGGGACGCACACCTTACTCGTTGCTATCGTCCCTTCGTCAAATATTGACGATATCAAATCACACCCGTGCCTTGAGAATGCTTATGGCGTATGTGCTGCTTATAAAGGTTTAAACGTTGCCGTAGATGCAGGTGCGGTTTTTGGTACGTCCCCAAAAGTTTCTCAGTGGGAGTTCGTACATGGATCAGGTGGGGGCATTTACGAGGTGGGTTCATTCGTTCATGACGCAAATTCACTTTGGGAAAAAACCTTCAAACTGGTTTTATAAGCTTTATGAGTTAGCCAATGACCCATTGAGAATTGCCGGCGCTCAATGGGTATGGAACCCTGCGAGCCACGTCTAAAACAACCTCATTTGCCCTTGGCCGGCTATTCTCCCCCCCACCAGCATTACAGCCCTCCTTATTTTTGCGTTGTGCGCCCTTCTCGCAGACTCTGCATCGCCACTTGTAGCGAATATCACCGGAGGGTTAATAACGCCGTGTAGCGTCCCTGTGTTTGCATCTGTGTGGCGCGCAATACAAACGGGACAATAGTCGGTTGAGTCCCAAAACCCCGAGCGCCCCATTTTGAAGTGAATCATCCCTTTACGGGTGGCACAGGATTGGCAAATTTCAACGTCGCACGTCAGGCGCTGGTGAATATCGATGCATAAGCGAGGTTCTTTGCCTGTCATATCCATTACCCCCATAAACCCCAATTCACCATCGCAAAACAGATCTGCCTTCTCTCCACAGAAAACACAACTGCTCCTACTCATTATTTCCCCTTATCATCTTGGGAATAATAGCCTCAAATCAGGCTTAACTTATTGATTTATCCGACGACCCAAAAGTGGGCCGTCGGGCGAAACGCTCATTTCCTACTGGGCCTATTTACCCGTCTTGTCGTATTGCGGTATTCCGCTGAACCGTAGATAAAACCCAACCCGCCAAACACGAACGCTATCTTACCGGCCGTGGCTGTACCCCATTCGGCGCCCCATACAATCCCAACGATGACGCCCCAAGTGATGAATGCCGCCCCCACCAGTAGGGAGCGGAACATAGCGATTATGGTGTTACTCGCCATTCAAATTTCTGGCGCCGGTTGAGGGAGCAAAGCCTTAAAGGCCTCTACCCTGGCATCATGAACCGCTCTTTCCTCTGGAGTCATCGCCTCCATTTCTTTGTTGCACTCAGCCCGGCGGGCCAACGCCTCGAGTAGTGTCTTTGTCGGGATACCCTTGCCGAGCTTCAAACCAGGCAGTAAATGCACGGGGCATGGCAGTCTTTCTGGGTATGATGGCGATTGCGGGGCGGTGAACGGTTCGCCTCTTTCTTCTTCTTCCCGATGATCTGCTTTGGCCCAAAACGCCAGGACTTTGCGCCCGTCGCCCTTGTATGGGGCAAGCCATTGTCCATCAAGCTTTTCAAACGAAATGGTGATTGGAACTCGCCTGACAGCATTGCCATCCAAAATATCAGCAGGCATGCGTAACAATGCGGTGGTTTCCATTGACGGATCAAGCGTCTGAAGTTGCCCGATCATCTGCCCAACAGTTTTCGGCGATCCCCATTCAACCGGCTGCGCCTCCCGGTTAGCCAGGATTTCTGCGGTAAGTGCTAGAATGGCTTTAGCCGCGATATGCTCCGTGTCGTGTTCGTCAGTTTCATCTGCTGTGACTTCTGCATTTCTGCGCCACAGCTTTACTGTCTCAGTCGTTAGTGTCTGTGTCATGCATCCCCCTGGATATCTTTCTGAATATCGTGCTGCGCCTGCTGTCTTGCGTGCGACTTGCACACGTTGCGTGGTTCATCCATGCCGTGGCCTTTTTTGTGTCCTCGGCTGCGGCATAGAGCGCACAAACAACCGGGGCGCGCGCTTCGCTTAATTCCGTATGGTTTCACTTTTCCCCCTTAACCTGCCGTTGATTCGACCTGGGCCGGGAAATCAATAACCCCCAATACGGCACCGAGTTTAGTTGCGGTAGGAATGTAGTCACCGCCCTCGTGTTCTAAAACCTTGCAAATAAGATCGCTAAAACTGCTGTCGTAAACAGTGATGTCGCAATCGCCAGCCGTTGCAAATCCTAAGCGCTTTGAAGGGCAGCGATTCAGCACCTCCTGCAACTCTTCCAGCTCTGCAAGCAGGGCTGTTATAAGTTGCGATGTTTCTAGCAGCGTGATGGTATGTAATACGCTCGATGCTTCAGACGTTAATGCTGCTAATTTTGACCAACGATCAAAGTTTTTCGCTGCAATGCGGGCAGCTGCTTTTAGTGCGCTGAATTTATCCGCTGCAATGCAGACCGCCGCTTTTAGTGCGCTGAATTTGTCCATTACTCACACAGCCTTTTCCCGCACTGCGGGCAGTGAATAAAACGGTTAGAAAAACCGGGATGCGGAACGGCAAAGCGCTTTGTTTTTTCATTCCAGTCTTCAAGAACGTCATTGAATTTCGCAATTTCAGGTGCCCATTCAGATTCGATAATCGTTCTGGTTCCAATCATTCCCGCATGGCATGTCCCTAGCTGGCAGAATTCTCTCTGCTTATTTTCACCTGACTTGCCACATGAGCGATCTCCAGGTACGAGAGGTAGAACCGGAGGCTCTTTCATTTTTTGGCTCATAACATCATCTCACCACGGAACAATGACGCAGGTTGCCAAGAACGCGCCTCGGCTTCGTTCTTTGGCCGGATAGTAGTAAGTGCTGAATCCATCGCGTGGTGTAGCGCGATACCAACCAACGACAAGCTCACCTTTTTCATAATGTTCTCGATAACTTTCATCTATTTCTTCAGCATCGATAGCGGCCGCAATTACCGTTTCCTTGCTATGTTCACCTCGAGCCATTAGCGTGCGGCTATCGTCGCTACGCAATACGTCCACTTGAACATTCATGCTGCCTTATCCCTTACCTGGCCCATATAACGGATCATTTCCATCCCCACCCATTCGGCAACGTGCTTACTGACTCCGTTACCTACCTGTCGATAGCCAGCGGTATCTGAGACGGGGAATGTGAACCAATCAGGAACTCCCTGGAGGCGCGCATATTCACGTAATGAATAGGGCCGGACACCCATTGGATAGCGGTTGTCGACCACCAGCCGCGTAGATTTGTCTTTGGCATAATGGGCTACACACGTCGGGGCAATATCACCCATAGCCGGATCGCTGATGATCGGAAGGTCACGATACGAGCCGCTCATGCGCGCTTTAATCGCAGACGGCAGCGTTACCCGAGGTTCTTCTTCTAGGATGGCTGATAGTGGTACAGGCTTCGTGTTTTCTGGCGGTCGCATGTCGAACGGTCTACGGGTACCGACGATAATCAGACGATTGCGGCGCTGCGGAAGCCACAGCTCTGATTTCACCGGGCAAAATACCTGTATGTAATAGTCAGGCATCCTCGTCATCGCTTCCATAACGACTGGGAACGCACGCATACCAGGGACGTTCTCTACAACATAGAATTCAGGCCGAGCCAGAGCAAAGTGCCGCAGCGCGTGTAAAAAGAGGTCATCGCCAGTTCGGGTGCCGTGGATATCCCCAATCGTTGAGTATTTCGTACATGGGTACGTGAAAACCATCCCGTGGCAGCTGTCCTGCTCGAATACCAACTCCTTTGAGATATCGCATTGCTTAATGTGATCCCCAAGATTGGCGCGGTAGGTTTTGCAAGCGTCTGCATCAAGTTCAAACGCCTGGTTAATTTGAATGCCAGCATCCATAAGGCCAATATCCATTAAGCCAGCACCACAGAAGTAGGAATTGACCGTTATAGGGTTACGCACCATGACTGCCCCCTGAAGCTTCGCCATAATTTCCGTACCACCAGCCATCGTCAGCTTTAGTAAGCAGCATTTTTTTGACCGCCTCCCCTCCCCCTAAAATCTGCTCGCGTGCCTTCTTCGGAACCGCGAATGTCATACCGACCTTTCCATTCAATTTTCGCTTGAAGTCGCCACCAGTTTTTAACCTGAGCTTTTTTAATTCCGCATCTACCTGGAATTCAATCGTGGGCTGCTTTGGGCCTTCAAATACTGCAATCGTGATGTGACCGATTCCGTTCCTTCTGACGGTAACCGCTGGCGTCCGGTTCGGGCCGTCTCGTAGCGTCATTTCATTTATTGATACAAAGGCCACTTAAGCGCCCTCTTCCAGTGACTGGGAAGGCCGCTCCAGAATCGCTTCAACGCTTTCGGAAAATGCCTGGGCGCCGCGCTCTTGGAAGGATTGTTCAACCTCATTCTGGAAAGCAATGCCGTCGGCTGTGTTCAAGTGGCCGTGACGATAGCCAGCAGCATAGACCTCACCGGCCGCTACTGAATGCACTGAGGTTTCCAACAGAAGTGCGTCTATTTTGTTTTTCAGATCAAATACCGCTTGGTAAATGCCCTTATTTTCCACACCGAGCATTTCAGCGATCAACGTGCAGGTTTTTAACCCGAAATCCTTATCTTCTTCATTCTCAATTTGGAACGCATCCACCAAAGGAAATAGGCCTTCATCCGGGTAGTCGGTGCTGTATGCCACCAGCCCGTTAAATGCCTCTGCCCCCTCTTCTGGGGCTGCCGGGATGTGGCCCGACGTAATTGTGTATTGGGCGTCTAATATGTCTGATGTCGATTCAGAGACGAGTAAGCCCGTAAACTCTGCCAGATCTTTAACCTGGCGAGCCGAAATGAGGAGTTCCATACTTGTTTACCTTGATGAAAGTTAATCGTAGTTCTTTGTTTCTGGGCGTTTTTTATATTCTTGGTCTGATGCCAACCCCACCCACACCAGCACGCCAACACCTAATAGGATGAATGGGAGGGCTTTATATAGGACTTCCCAGGTCAGCATGGTTATTTCCCCGGAGCAGTGATTCGCTGCCAAATAGCAGAAACGTATTTGATCTGGTGGATCGCATCATCGAGGGCATTGTGCTTTTCACCTTCAAACGGCATTTCTTTTTTGGGATTGAAGCCGATATCAAGTCCAGCTTTCACTACAGTACGAACATCACTGTCGTTCCAAAAATCCCAGAACGGCTTTACTCCGCAGCGTTGATAACCAGAACGAAGGATGGTGTTATCGAAGGAAGAGCCATTCCCCCATACCTGTACGCGGCCTAAGTCGCCACAGTGGGACTTGATGAATCCTCCCAGCCGTTTCAAGGCATCAATGTTTCTTTCACGAGGCTTCGCAGCAACTGCTGCACGAGCAGCTTCACTTTGTGCAAGCCACCAATATATGGTTTCACCATCCGGCACTGCACCAAGTGCCAATTCACTCTCCAAATCAACGACAGTGTAAAAACTTGGCCCAACCTCTCCAGTTTTGATGTCAAATAAGACTGCTGCGATCGAGAGCATTGGCGCCTGTGGGCCATTACCGAGAGTTTCAATATCAACCATTACATGGTGCATTTTTTTCCCTATTTTTTAATTTGTTGTTTGGTTTAACCTGGAACCGACCACAATGGAGTGCATTTGAAACCGCTATATCTAGCGCGTTACATTCCCAGGGCCGGAGTGGCGCCTCTTCTATCCAGCCGATCAACTGATCGTGAAAGAAAACATCCATCCGCCCCACGGTGCATTTCGTTGATATTCCAGCCTTCTGCCAGGGCCAATCACTGATATGTGGTTTTATGATGAAGGCCAGGTGATCGTCACGCTGGCGCTTCAACTCGGCCATAACATCCACTACTTTTCGACCTCGGCAGCATGACCAGCATTGATAACAGCCATACGTAACGACTTGATCGAGGTACACCGGTGGCGAAACACTAAGGACGCGAGGTAATCCACCAACTCGAGGAATTTAAGACGCCTCTGTAAACGCTGACATTCGTCCGGGGTTAAATCCCCGACAATTGCCCGCGATTTAACGCTGTCCAGCTCTCGAACCAATTCACTATTTCGAGTCATTAGAGAACGCCGGTCATCAGTCAATACCTCAATGGTTGCTTTATGCTCCTCAGTAGCCTGCTGACGGCCTGCCGCTTCCGCTTTACTAGTTAGCTCAAGCAGCGTCGTGAAAGAGCTACCAGCCATGCTAAGGGGCTTCCGAGTGTCGACACCGACCGGAATCGTCACTTTCATGCCCAGCCATTCCGCCAAAGATCGGATTTGCGAAAAGGAAACCTGTTCCAATACTGTTTTCATCGTTCTTTCTCAAAAGGTAATCAGGGAGAGTTACTTCTTGCCTTTGCGATGTTTCTTACTACGGCCAACGATCGGCGCGTCTGCTCGTCCTTTGGTTTGCCCGGATAGCCCAACCAGACGACTGATAGTTTCTTCAATGGTGCTAGATGATTCAGGGAGCATTGGCTTCTCAATTTCAATAGGGCCAAGCTCCGCCTCCCATGCGGCCTTATAGACGTATGCAATAGAACGGATCTTCCTGGCAGTCACTTCACCGATTCCCTTCAATTTCTCGAGATCAGTGGTAAATGCATTGCCCAGGTGCGACAAAGTAGTGATTTCCAGTTCGGCCATTTTCACAACGTCGGCTGGTTTTAACTCTGGAACGTCAACAAGCTTCACGCGATCGGCATATTCGAAGAAGGACGCTAGGTGCGGGTTTGTTACCGCAACAAGCGCATGATGCGCGCGCGTCAACTCGTTATAGAGGTCTTGGGGGATCTCGTTCTTGAAAATAGCGAGGTTCTGGTACTGGACAATGCCCCACTCGCTAATGCGAGCAACGAGGTCTACGCCGTAGGTACTGCGTAGGTTGATATGGAAGTTCAGGTTATTAACAAATGCTGGCTGATCTACATCGCGTGGCGCATTCGGGTATTGCAGCGGATACATGAAGAAGTGCATGTAGAACTTTAGGCCCGGATTTGCACTACTCTGCCAGAAGCGGTCACCACAAAAACCGTTAATAATATCCTGCTCGCGGCGGGAATAGTCCCGGTAGTGAAGCAGAGCAATATGATCCAACTGCATTTTGTTGTATGACAGCGAGGTTTTGTCGTGCACCGTCATTTCCTGCCCCAAACGCTTACGCAACTGTGTGACTTTACCGCGCGCTTCACTCAGTTCTGTTTCTGTGGTTTTCAGCTTTACGGTAAGGCGGCGCAGAGCTTCGGCATGGTCAGCCTTCAAGTCATCATGTCGTTGAGCTAATCGCTCTACTTCTCGCTCTAAGCTTCGTTTTTCTTCGGCGGTTATACCTGTGGACTGACCCAACTCAGCACTAAGCAAATGCAACTCATCAGCTTTGATCGACAGCTGAAGGCGCAAGTTTGTAATGCTATTGTCTCGGGCCTCTACAGCATCCACCAGCTCGTTGTAACCGTCTGCCTCAGCAGTAGCAAAAATCGCAATGTTGCGAGCCAGGTCGGCTAAATCGGCCTCCATGCGCTCCATGCTTGCCCGGAACACTGAGTTACCTGCCACGCGGCTACAGATGGTCGCTTCAGACGATAACATGTTGATTTGTGCAACCAGGATATCCGCATCTGGTACGAAGGCCGATTCCGGTTCGGCCACTAATAATGCGTCAGTCATTAGAACTCTTGCTCCCACTGCTTTTGTGTCATTTTTCCGCGATACACAACCTGTGCAAGTATCGCCCCAGGCTCCAGGCCTAATTCGTTCTTCAAAACTTCAATACGACGGTAGCCAAGGCGCTTGTGCCTGTACCGTACATCTATCTGGTGCCGCTTTTTGTCACTTTGTTCAAACACCAACGAAAACCAGTAATACCTACGTTTAAACATCAAAACACCATGTTGTTAGCGTAAATCTAATAATATATTAGATATATTACAAAACACCGGATCGATTTGCATTAAATTTGTTAGTTTTACGCAACACTGATTATAGATTTTTGAGGGGTGAGGACTAAGCTGAAGCGTTGAGGAAGGTCAGCAGATGACGTTATGCCAACCTTATCTATTGATATTACTTGATTTTAAACGCGCAAAAGCTCGATAGGAAAAATGCGACGATAGCGTTTAAAAGCACCGCAAAAGTGTCAGATGCCAGGCCGAACATATGGAGCGGCAGCATGTTTACTGTAAAAAACCCGGCAAATACCCCGGTCGCTACAATTCGACGGCGGGTAAAGAAGTCCTTAATCAAGAAGCCTCCGGGTCGTGTCGACCATAATTTTTTTATTCATCGCATATGCGTAGTTGTATTCCGCTACAGAAACCGGAGATTTTTGGAAGTCACGAGGAAACCAAACTACCGCGCAAGCCACCAGCATTGCCAGGCGCATCATGGATACCGTTTCAAGGGGCTGGCTAATCATCGTTTCAGGCGGCTCGATGAGAGCATAACCCTGCTCTTCAAAAGTCGCCTTCACGTTGCAAAGCTTGGTTCTCATTATACGGGCATCGACATCATGAGGAGTCGACAGATAAACACTTATCAAATCCGCCATACTTCATCACGCTCCCGCAGGGGCATTGAGGCACCAGCCTCAAGATGCCAGTATGACATGATCACCTCGATGGCTTCACTATGCCCAACACACAGCGCACAGTAATAACCTTCTGCCGTTAGGCGTTTCAACCAATCTTTTTGCTCTTCGGATGCGCCGTTCTTCCCATATTTCAGCTCTATCCGCATACCATGATACTTACCGCGTGCTGCATCGAGCGACATATCCGGGTACCCCTTCTTTTGGCCCTCAGCCTTTAGCTTTCCTCCGGTTGCCTTGGTTCTTTGGCCACCATTAGGCGTAGAGTGCAGCAGGTGATAAATTCCCTGATGGTGGCGCTCGAAATAATGGAACACTCTGACCTGTTCGTAGTGCTCTTGTTGGCCCTTAATCAGGTCGGGATTCTTATCAAGCAAAGCCAACGCGATAGCATGCGCCGATTTCTTCACTGCGCTTTTAATCACTTCTCCCAGGATGTTGCCCTTTCCGCTAACTCGCGAGGTTTTACGATTTGGGCGCCCCCCCATTTTTTTTTGATGATCTGCTAACCATTCCTCGGTGAACCTAATCATTGGAACCTCTCCGGGATCGACGGATTTCTTTGGCCTGGTTAAGCTTCGCCATCGGATCAAAAGTGGTTTTTCCGTCTTCAGCAGGCTCTTTCAGTTTGCGGGGTGTGCTCAGTCGATAGATGCTACTGTCCGCGATTTTCCGTTCAGCTCTTGCCATCACTCACTCATTAAAATTAAAAAACTAACTAATAATTAGATTAACGCTAACACCTGTAATCTATAATCGCGTGCTGATATCTACTTTTGCCACTCCCGTTTGAGCAAGTACCTCCGCATTCATACGATCGACATTCTCACGCAGCCACTTCCCTGCCTCCATTTCTCCTCGAAACTTCTCTGGCGCACCAGGAATTTTTTTTCCAGGTGGAACCCTGTATCGATCTGGTGATATTGGGTCAACAGGGAAATATCCAACCTCAAAGTGTGGTGCTGCCGTTGCCCTCCATCCTCCAGAAGGGAAGTAGCCAGGTGTTACACGAGTAACGTAGAATAAGCCTGCGCTGCGTTTGAATTCAATGCTCATAACAACCTTTAACCATGTAAAACTAATTAACTATTAGAATAACATTATTACAGGCAAAAAAAAGGCACCGCGAGGCACCTTTATGAATTAGTAAGTATGAAGTATGAAGTATGAAGTATGAAGTATGATTTATAGTTTATTGAGTTCAGCCAGGTACTTCTCTACCGCTTCTCGCATAATCGCACTGACGCTTTTTGGGTTCTTCCCCGCTCGTTTATTGCTCAGCGCCAAATCTTCAATTTTGCGCTGTAGTGCCATTGGCAACGAAATAGCAGTGCGCGTCATCTGTTCAGCTGGTGCTGGGGCCGCCGCAGGTGCTACTGACGCCTCTGGCTCAGCTTCATGCTGCCCGTATGGTCGATCAGACAAACGCTTAGCGAGGGCTTCAACCTCGGCTTCACTTGGTGCGGGGCGGCGATCTACCTGTACGCGTTCGCTTGGTTTTTTCACAGCCATTAGAATACCTCGTCAATCAAAGACCAAATTTCAACTTTCGCTTTTTCGTTGTCTGTTTCGAGCACCGACTTACCTTCAGCCATCACATCGCGATAAACCTTGCGGAAGCAACTCTTAGAATTCAAGGGCTTGAGTTGGTCAAACTCTGCTACATAATCCAGAAATTCTTTGCGCTCAGTCCCAGCCAAAATAGGATTTGTTGAGGCAATACTTTGATAGCAATACGCTTTCAGATCGGGGTTTAAATCTCGAACTTGAATTAATTGCTCTTGCAGCTCCAGCATTGTGTCGAGATCCAGTTGCGAACACTGATGCGGTGCAATGAGTTGATGGGCCACTGTGCAGGCGGTGATCAGTTCTCGGCTGTTACGCCCGGCCACATCCACGATGACGTGTTTGTATTTTTCGTCAAGGCTTCGTAGCGTAGCTGCAATGTTGCCTGTTTTCTGGATTAGGGTGATAAACGGCTGAAGGCCTGATGATTCACGCTCAGCATTCCAACGAGACGCCGACAACTGTATATCAGCATCCACCAGCACAGCCTCTTCACCACGCAGTGCCAGCCCCACCGCTATGTTTACGGCTGTTGTAGTTTTCGAACATCCACCCTTGTTTGCGCCAACGACAGTGATCATGCGAACCCTCGATATAACTTCATAATTTACACGTATGAGTTAACACTTATGAATTCATACGTATGAAATATGAACTGTGTGCCACCCTAGAATTTGATTGATTATTATCCCAATAAACCAAAATGTAAAGTCATACTTTATACTTATAACTTATGAAGTATGATTTATTACTTATGAGACAATCATTAAAAAAGGGCGCATTGCGCCCTTAGTTTCAGTAGTTCCTTAGTTAGACAACGCTTAGTGTTCGCTGGCCGGACTTAGGTCGCTTGTCAGCATTGCAGCGCGGCAGGGGTTCCACATGCCAGTTTGTTCAACTCATCTTTCATTTGTCTGCTCCGCATTTTCCGCAACGTTCATGACCACTAAAATCGTACCAGCTAGAACCCTCGTGCTTGCAGTCTTCCCATTCTGAAAGGTCGGACTTTAGCTCGGCAATGCGCCGTTTTGCATCTTCCAGCGCCTGCTCAGACTCGGTTAGCAATGAGTCGCGATTCTCTAGAGCTTCCAGCAGAGCAAGTACGACAGCGGGGTTAGCAGCAGCGATGAATATCGCATCTTGTCCCGGTGTTGCGGCAAGTGCGGCAATTGCGGCCGCTTTCAGTTCTTCCATCATGAAGATTTTGTTTTCTGTCTTGCTCAAAATGCTTTCTCCTGGGCTTCAGCCCGATTGCTTTGGCTGATAGAACGCATCCATCAGGAAGCGCTTGCCGAGTTTGGTTAACTTCCCGTGCAGCTTCTTCGTGAAGCCGATTTCCACCATGATGGTGGAGAGGGTGTGACCAGACCACGAATCGCACGCCGCCTTCAGACATCCTTGCTCTAACATTTTCCGTTTGTTAACCGGGCCAAAATTGGTGCCTTCGAAAGCTTGTTCGATATATTCATCAGTGATGTGGTCGCAGTGGATCGGCTTAGCCATACTGGGCCTCCTGCGCCAATTTACGTACTCTGATTAATTCTGGATTCTTCAACTTACAAAGCTGCATCGTCGCCTCGTCTATCGTTTTAAACGTATGCGCCTCTGTGATTTCTCGCGTCCAGTATTTGGCTTTGTGCTCGCCCAAGTCGCGTTCAAAATACAGGCGGTCAACGCCAATCCATTTCGGCTTCCCGTTCATCATCACAATGCCGCGATCGTCTGTGAGAATGTCGTCGCCCTCGAATGCCATGAGGACAAACGGCCCCTCTGGATTCAGAGTGCTCAGCTTCAGTTCATTTTCTGGCATCACGCACCTCCCTCGGTGGCATCCTGATAACTTTCCGGCACCAGCAGCGAAAACACCTTGTGCGGGCGCTGGTGCGTCTCGAAGAAGCTAAGTCGGCCTTTCGTTGGACAGAATGGCAGCGGGCGCGCATCGGACAGCGTGAAGCCCACAGGGCCGTAGAACCACGGAGATCCGCTCTCAGTTACGCAGTCGGTAATGGTCGCAACACCAACAATGCCACCCAGCTCGAAATACTCAGGCTTTGGCATGCTCAGGGCTACTTTCCAACCACCGGCTTGACGAAGAATTTCGCGAGCGACCTCAACCTCTGCCTTTGTAGGCTTTCGCGCTGATGCGTGGATCAATACCGGCCCGCGATATTTCGTGTTCCAGCTGCGGTTTTCAATGCCCTTGTGACCGTTCACGATGAGCCAGGCCCAAGGCTGGCGAATTGATAGAGCCTTCATCTTTCTACTCCGCGACACCAACCGTTACCGGGGCATCAGATATGAAAGCGCCCAAAGAGGGCGCTGGATAGTTAGAGGGGGCTGTGCTCCGAAGGATCAATAACCCCTTCGGCCTCGATTACCAATCAAAGAGTGGCAGGCCTTCGACCGTTGCTGCACCAACATCAAAATTGATAGCATCGAACCCTGCTTCCATGAGCACAGTGATTGTGGCTATGGTCGGCTCGCTAATTCCACAATGAGTAAGCACGTCAGCCCATTCTTCATCTTCGCGTGGGAGAACGATCCAGCCTGAGCCAGTGCAAACGAGCCAATTCAGACCCTCTTCTTCCTGTTTATCCCAACTCAAAGTCGGGAGCACCCCAGAATCACACTCTGGAACGTGCGCGGTACTGATCACAGCCATCTTGACGCTTGGAACCTTGGCCGCCAACTTAGCCAACTCGGTCATATTGAATTTGTTCATGATATTTCTCGAAACTTTCCGCCCTGAGGAGTCGTACAAACGTTATTTTTCAAGTAGCAAAAGCATTTCTTCCGCTGCAACGTTGAGAATTAATTCCTCGTACTGTTCCCCCGCTTCATCGATTACAGCACTGTTGTCAGCATTGCCCTTGGCGTATTGCGCTTTAGCGTCAACCAGCGTTTTTGCCGCATTCACAATGCGTGCTCGAGTATTTTCTACGGTTCGCCCTTTTTTCATTGTTGAAACCTCTGTTGAAAGCCCCGGCTTGCCGGGGCGTTGTTGTTAACGGGTGGCAAACACGTAGACGGCATTAAGCACGGTCATCACACCGATGGTGCCGAGCGCCATACCAAGAAACTGAAGCAGTTTTGGAACAGAAGAGGTGGAAGGTTTTGCCGCTGAGCGGCTTGCAGGGCGGGCATTTACAAAATCCACCAGCATAGACACTTGATTCTTAGACATGATAGTATTCTCGTCGTTAGGTAACACGGGATTGGAAATTTTCGTCGATTGACAACCCCTCATTAAAACCCGCTTCGGCGGGTTTTTTTGTGCCTGTTTTCCGGCACAAGACAACTATACATTTATTGATTAGTTTAACGCAACAAAAAATCATGTTTTTGCAATCAAAGTTGATTCAAAGTTGTTATAAATCATAATTGTAAGCATAAAAAAAGAGAGCCTAAGCTCTCTTGTTTTTCCCTTTGTGGGAGATTTCAATCTGCCGGATGTTATCGGGCAGCGAACGGTTCCAGCCTTCCCGCGAGTAATGCCTCACGCCTTTGGCTGGTTCGCCAGTGCTCAAATCCGAGACAGTACCCCAACATTCAGGATCAGCTTTGCTTGTGAGCCGCATCATGCGGCTCATCTGCCGGTGATCGATTGTCAGCTCGTATCCCATGCTTGCAGCCATCGATACCAGCTCTAGCCATGTATACCAGCGCCTTTCTCTCACGCTAAAACCCCTCTCAAAGCGATCAGCTTTTCCATCTGATCATCGTCGCAATAATAAATATATGGCTCGGTATCATCGGCATCAGCATGCACGTCCAGTTCATGCTGTGGTGCATACATTAAGCCGAATTCGATCCGTTCCGCGCTATATAGGTGAGCAGCCACCAGGGAGAGCGCTGGCCGAGAAAGACCATAGATAGCTCTAACATCCTGGGCCACCTGATCCCCGAACAAGTTCGAGCCAAAACCATCAATCAATAAAGTTTTTACCGTAGGCCACCACGGCCCAAAGGTACGATATAGGGCCGGATTGGCCTTCAGGCGCGACGAAAGGCCAGCAAGGTATGCTGAGGTGTACTCAAGCTCGCTACGGCCATTGAGGGCTTGCTCATGCAGTATCTCTTCGATGTGGCTTTCTGATGGCTGCATAGTGTCGATCAGTGTTGTCATGTTCGATTTGATATGCCCCCTCTCGGGGGCTTCTCCAGTAGTTAGCGATATTCAGCGATCGCTGCCATAACATCTTTCAAATCATGCGTGGCAGGAATAATCCACCAGCTACCCATAAACTCCATCCCAGAGCGTTTCCCATTCAGGTACTTAGCTCCAAATTCAGACTTGAGTTTATCCTTAGCCTGGTACAGAGCGCCACCTATCCCATCGCTATCCTGCAAACCATACGCACCATCAGCGGGGAAATCATAACGGTTAGTACCTTTCCCGCCGGTTAATGGCTGGGTATTTTTTCGGACAGTAATGCTATCCATGCTGGTGGTCGCTTCGGATACTGCCTCATCGGCTTTCACACGCAGTGTCTTCTCAGCTTCTACGCGGTCGGCCTCAGCCTTAGCCTCTTCTTCGGTTATCAGGCCTGCACGCAATTTTAGTCCCGCCAGGAACGCAGTATTGTCGCTGTTAGCTGCACTGAAGGCTGAGTCAATCATTTTGGTCGTTTCACCGATCATCGAGCTGTCATAAAAAGCGGATTCGGTGATGCTCTCCTTGTCGATCAACCCCATGATGACCGCGTGCGCATAGAACTCATCCAGATTATATGCATCGTAGTTAATGGCCCCGAAAGACGATGATTTATACATGGGTGATAACAATAGAGCCGTAGCTCTAAATTCTTTGGCCTTCTCGTAAACCGCACTCACAGGTAGCGTCAGATTATCGCCATATCGCAACCAGGCTGCGTGCGCGATGCGCTTCGCTTGCTGGACAACATTTTCATGATGCTCGGCAGTTTTCTGCCTTGTGGCAGCAGAAAGCACCGGCTGGAAGTCCTCGATGTTTCTGTACTCGCTAGGGATATAGTTTGCTTTAAACGGGGGGATTACATTGCTTATGTACTGCGTGGCATCGTATTTCCCTGTAAGCAGGTATTCGCTGTACTGAGACACTTGGCTACCGTCAAATTTCCGATTTTTAAGGTCGGTTTTCTCAATCGAACGTGCGATATACGCAGCAACAATCTCATCAATAGCCGCTGGGCTTGCGATCTCCCCGTATTTATTAACCTCGCTACGCCACTCCCGGCCAAATAGTCCGATAAGGAATGGCTCAATACCTCTCACATTCCGATCAGAGCGGCACCACTTTGCCATAGCAGTTTTAAGCGTATCGTCCTGAGTGTCAGGGTACACTACGCTCGCCGCATTTTTGGTTAGCCATTCCATACCTTCACTAGTGATGATCGGGTTAGGGGAATAGGAGCGTGTTATCCGTAAATCATAAGTATCCAGTTCACCTGCATCATTGCGATATACCACCCTCGTATCGCTCAGAATCAGCCAGCCATTCGCAAGATATCGCTCAAACTCGCCCTTAGTCATCTGTTCTTCTACAGAATGCGTGTAGCGCCCTGGGGCGGCCCACGCTCTGAGAGTGGCCTCGGATTCCGGCACATCGCTGTCTCCGCCCAGGTCGGCAAGGACAACCGTCTTACCGTTCTCCAGCGAACCCCCTTTGTTGTCTTCAAAGAAAATAACATCAGCAAGACCAGTACCGGCGTCAATGTCGATCGTCCGCAGGCGAATATAGCTTCGGCTACCTGGGTTCAAGCGGTAAATGCCACCGCGCTTTATCATTCGCCCATATGCCGTCTGAACGTAGCGATCGCCGTGTGTCAGAATATCGGTATCAATGTTCAGTAACCCTGCCTTGATTGCGCGTTCAATTTCCGGTGAGAGTTGCTTAATTCGGTCGGCCGCTTTCTGCATTCGTAAAGTAACTCGTTCAAGTCGTGTGACTTCGCGCGTTTCCTTCTGTAATGATTTTTGTATGGCACTTACCCAATCTCGCGCATGTCGTTCCACGCCGGAATACTGCGAACTCATCCCCTTTTGCACATCATCACGCGCTGCCGCAAGTTTACGCTCGGCCTCTGCCTGACGCGAACGAGCACCGGCTAGTTGCGAGGCAATCGTAGTTGCGCTCTCTTTCTCGGCATGACTCATCTTGAGGTATTCCGCCAGATTAGCCTCAGCTCGCTGACGGGCTTTCTCTCTTGCAACTGCTTCGGCCTTCGAGCGGGCCTCAGCGACCATGCGAGCGTGATCTTCCGGGTTAGCAGCAAGCAGCAGCCGCATTTCTTCCTGGTTATTGGCGTCCGCGTTTGCCATTCGCGCCTTATCCGAGGTGAGAATTTCGGTAATCCAGTCCTTTTTACGTTTCAGCGTATTGAGCCGGAATTCGTCAAACGAACCCTTACCACAGTAGTAATGGACACGAACGGAACTGGCTTTTGAACCCACACGCGCACCACGGCCGTTGCGCTGGTCGATGCTGGCAGGCGTCCACGGCAGAGTTAGATGGTGAACATCACTGGTACCACGGTGAAGGTTGATCCCTACTTCGGCCTTTTTATTACAGATCAGGAACGGCGTTCGGCCTTCGTTGTAGTTCGCTGCGATTTGCTCCAACCCGCCAAGGGATACTTCCGTTTTTTTGGCGATATACTCGTCATACTCCTCTTTGGCCTGGTAGTAGTTCGCTAATTCTTCCTGACTAGCGTCTTCTTTCGGTTCTTTTGGTTCTGCGACAGCTTTGTGTGCCCTCCCTGTTTTCCCCGCATCAGCGACGGTTGTCGCGTTGAGAATGCCGATCAACGACAGGTCAATTCCGAGAGCATCAGCAATAATGCGCGCCAATTTTCCATGCTGCGTTTTTTCATCGGTAAATATGATCTGCTTGCCGGTTTTAACCCCTTCTTTCAGATTCTCGACCAGCGCACTGTATTTCGGCGGTACCGGATGCGATACATCGGATACATGCAAGCCCGCTTTGCCCAAACGTTTCAACACCTCGCTTTCTGCTGCCTCCGACACAACAAGCTGAACGAAATCGCTGGTGGTTGTAACTTCCGGGGCAACCTTGATCCGCACAGACTTACTGCTATCGTCGTCCTCATCGAGCTTACGACCGACATATTCCGGTAGCAGATCCACGAGCGCAGCCACGGCACTAGCCTTCCCTACAGGAAAGCGGAACGTCATTTGACGGTAGTAAAGGTCTGGGTCTATACAAACTCGATCCATATCGCGGATGATGGAGAAAATTGAATCAATTTCTTCTCCTTCATCTGGTTTTTCACCTTTAGAAAGCGCATCGGCCCGCTGGCGCAACTCTTCGTAAATCTCGGCTTGCTTAGCGGTCATCGGCACCGGAACGTTCCGTTCGTCCAGCTCTGGGATTTTTACAGTATCTGATACATCTTTGGCTGTTTTAAGCGTTGTCCAACGGTGGAAAATACCACGCAGGCCGTCCAGGTTTTTAAAACCCACAAGCCCCTGCTTACGTTCAATTTCGCCGGAAATCTTCTGGACAGTGACTTCTTCGGTTAAACCGAACGTTTTCACGAAATCATCCGGCGTGAGAATGCCCATACGCTGCCATTCTTCACTGCTCACGACATGGGATAGCATATTGAAGGCGTCGATCGGTGAGTTAACCAGCGGAGTTGCTGTCAGAAATACCGGGCCTCGACCACTATTCTTGCTGGTGGTAAAAGCCGTTTTCAACGCCATATCTCGTGCGGTTTTCGCCACAGCACCGGTGGGTAGGTAGGCCAACTGTGCGGCCTCACGGCCAGCTGCATAGCTGTTGCGGTAGTTATGCCCTTCATCAACGATGATGCTGTCAAAGTGCATATCTTCAAAGTACGGAAAGTCCTCTTTTTTGTCCGTACCGGTATCACTGGCACGAGCCAGTATTTTATTACGCTTCGCGGCGTCGCGGTGCTTTCCACCGATAAGATCAACACGCCCCATCTGCGCTTCGGCAAACAGGACATCTCGAGCGTGCTCGTCTACGGTATCCTGGCGGAGGGGGATGGCTGCAAACTGCTCTTTGGTCAAAAGTACCGAGCGATAATTGGACATGGGAATCATGTTCATCCGCTCTTTTATTGTTTCTGGTGAGGCGAGTTTTACTGCGTTGCGGTAAACCTGTAGGCCGGTTTTGCTATTAATGGCCGGTTCGCCATTGTCATCAAGCACCGGTACCTGCTTGATAAAACCATCTTCCCCGCGTATCTCATCCAGGCCAACGAACAACATGTTATCGAGTGCAGGTTTACTGTAGAACTCCTGCGCTTCGTGATACCAGTTTTCAAGTACAGCTTTTGGCACAACAAAAGCGGTTCGCTTACTGCGGCCGTTCTCAAAGTTGTACGCTTCCAGGGCTAATCCCACGGTGGATTTACCCAGGCCCGTACCAAACGCAGTGATCCCTCGACCATCCTCGGATAACCGGCGCACTTCCGAGTTTTGATATCGGAACGGGATACGATCACCTGATATACCGCTCAGGTTTAGCGATTCCTCGCTATGGCTGTACGGGATAAAGGCATTGAATGAATCATTGTATTGCTGCACCAGTGCTGATAGTGAATCGTGGCGGCGTATCCACTGATTAAAGTCGTCTTCCAACCCTCGGATCTGCCCCAGATATAGATCTGCATTAACGCCACGTGGTTTCACACCGTTAAGGTAGTTCTCAAACTGGTCAAGAAAACCATCGCTGTTGCGTACTCGCTTATAAACCCATTCTTCCTTACCCGTTTCCTTGTTTTTGGTGCGCACGGATTTATACCGGTAACCGGTAAATATACCGTCGCCGCCGTGGTAGCCATCCTCAGATACCAGGTCGCCATTTTCTATCTGCACATTTTTGACGTATTTAACATCGCTGTACCCGCGTTCCTGTAAAAACTCCTGGATCACGCTTCGGTCAAACCAGCGGCTGTTGAGCGAGAAATCTATATCATCAGCATTCGTCCATTTCCGCCGCGCCTTTATCTCGGCCAGCTGGCGATGATAGTTGTCCTTGATCGCACCATCTGGCGTGCCATCCAGGGCACCTAACAACTGACTATTCAACAGACCAATATCACCGCTGGTGGCCCTATCCATCGGCATAAGCGTGCCGTCAGGTTGGACGGCGATCCCGTCTTTAGTTGCCAACAGGTTTAATAGCGCCGAGTCACTCGCCGGTAGGTCGCCAGTGAATGCTTCTCGGAAGGAGTTTAGCTCGACCGGATCAAGATCAATCTGGTTAAACAAGTGGCGCAACACCTGCTCATGATCCGTGGCGTCGTAGGTTTTCAGATTGCCCTTATCCAGATCACCACGTAGTAGTGCGGATAATTCTCCCTCTTTCGTGACGCTGGCCTTGAAGGTAAGCCAGCCTGCGGCACCGTCGCCCGCAACTTTAGCAGAACGTCCCTGGTGTGGATTTCCGTGGGCAGTGACTTCTTCGCTTACCAGGCGTTGCACATCGGCCAGCTCACGATCAAGCGCCTCCGACTGCCAACCTGTAGCCATTTTTTCTTGCAACGTCTTAATCCGGGCGCCTATCAGAGATCCCCGTAACACCCGCTCCCGCAAGGCTGGTTTTTGCCGCATGGCAAAGGAAATAGCGAAGTGAAACTCCGTTGGGATCGCGTCTGGGAAGTTTTGCCAAACAGCTTCCAGCTGCGACGGTGTAAGTGATAACAACCCTTCCGCGTTATTGAGGCGCGTCACCAGGTCGCTGTAGCTCTTTCCGCCGTACTTGCTCACGTCGATCGTGTCGTAATTGGCCGAATCATCCACCAGCCACCGGCCACCTATAAACTCATACCAAACACCGGAAAAGAGTCGTTTTT